TCTGGTATTTTCTTAGACATGTCTTTTATTTGAGACTGGTCTATCTGTATTGATATCAAGTATCTAGTATCATCCACAGACCCAGTTAGAGATGGCTGTGCATAAATCATAGCAAGTCCTAATTCGCCGACGTAGCCCGGTATATTCGTTCTTTTCAACTTAGCTAGACCTTCATCGTTCACACCACGATAATATGTCTTTGTCTTTAATGCGGCTTCGAGAATTGTTTCAAAATATCTCATGATTATTAAAAAAGCAGTTTAAATCACCCTGCCGGGTTATGCTTTAATTATCGGCATTGGCTCTCCCAGATGGATAGCCTTTTCTATGAGGGACGCTTTCTCTTCTTTACCTTCGGCCATTAGCGCCTCACCATCTAACGCAAGACTTCCACCATCTGGCATCGGCACTCCAGCAATCTTACGACGAGCAGCGCCAACCATTATTTTGGTTTCAGCAAGTAACATTTCACTGGCTAGTAATCTTGCTTGCGGACTGCGAAAATGCGTTATTGTCGGATAATAAAGTACGGTTACTGGAAAAGCACCTTTTGGAGTTGGATATAACCTAATTAATTGATTACCAGGGCCATCGCCGCCCTCGTTCAAAACATCCCAATGACCAATCGTTCCAAGAATCTGCTGCGAAGACCTACGATAAGCTTGAAGCAGATAATAGTCAGTAAGAATGTTCTGGACGCCCGATATATTCCCTATGTTAAAGAGGAAGCTTTCAGCTCCAAATACGTCATCTATTCTTGTCGTCACTGGATCCCATTGTACCTCTTGAATCCAATAAGCATCATCAGGCATTGGATATGTCGGAACAAGAGGCTCTGTATAAAAAAGAGCTAGCTTTTGTTCCCTAGGAAAATAACCAGCTATAAAATCGCAAGTAACTCGAAGAGCTATTTCAAACTGAGCCTCCTCAATTTCAACAGCGACTGCTGGATGGCCAAGCTGTGCCAAACAATAAGCCTTCATAGGGTTCGGATTCAATTTCAGAACCACAGGTAAATCATTCGGTCCGATGATGGCCATATTTAGCTCCTCTGAGATATATTTAAACTAAGATGCTCGTTCTTCTTGTGCTCTCTTCCATAATTCAATTGCCTGTATTCTTGCCATTTTATCTAACGATCCGAAAACATAATCTTCTAAATATTGCATAGAAATGTCGTTTCTCTTCACTAATTCTATAAAATCTGCTCGATGTCTGAACTGACTGATACCAGCCTCAATTTTCATAATGAGCAATTGTGGCAAGTCTATTACTCTTAATCCTGGTTTAGTATTCGATGGCTTCTTAAATATAGTATGCCGCACTTTGAGGCCGCTATAACATATCTGAATGGTATGCCCAAACAATGAAAATTTATTGTTCTTACCGAGACTACTACCGCCATGCTCAATTATCGCATTTGCAACTTTATCGTAGTCAGATTTATCAATTAATATGTCAATACACTCAGTATTCCTGACATAATTATATGAGCCTAGTGCTACGCCACCTATAATATCTGCCGGAACATCGACTTGTCGCAACATATCATTAAGGGTATCTATGACATTACGGCGGTTCTCGAATAGTGTCATTGATCTTGATAAGTCGCGTAGACCCATGACTTATCTACAATCAGACTGGGAAAGTCTGTCCAGCATCACCATAGGTAATATTCTTATAAATAAGTCTGAATACCTCTGGATGATTACCAGAATCATCAGTAATAGTAGATGCTGCTGTATCTAAAGCCAAACGAAGTGCTTTTACTTCAGCGACAACAGCTGTGGTTGGATATCCGGTTGCACCATCCCAAAGTCGTGGTCCCCTTGGTCCCGTAAGAACCTCATTACAATGGATTAGTGTTAATGCCGGTGCCGGTTGATCGCTCGGATTACTACTGATAGTATAAAATCCCTCAATCATAAGCAGCGACGGGTTGTTGCCGATTTGAGGACGAACGCCCATTCCATTGGCAATACTACCAAACTGTTCACTTAACTGATTTTGACCACCTTCTGGCTCTGGCATCGTAATTTGAGAAACAAGTTTCAATTCGCCATATAACTGAATGCCGAGGTGTTGTAAGTCTCGGATATAGTCCCACTTACTATCGCCACGCGCAGGTATAGTTCGAAAATATGCAGTAAACGGCACTAATGCTGACATGTCGGATCTCCAATCTGCTGTGTTATAAATTATTTTTGGTGAGCAAACTTTTTCTTGGATCTGTATTTCAAATAAGAACTCTTACTAGGAGAACAAATGACCCGCGATGAAATCGGAGCAGAATCATTTACTAGAATGGTTTCAGCTCTAAACGAAGTATTCCCAGGAATAAAATCAAGAATGAATGGTAATTTTCTTGATTTTAATGATGACGATATCAGGGTTGAAATGACCACTTGCGATAATTTTGATGGGTGTTTTGATGTTATTGGCGACGACGGGAGCCATGGGACACTATGGGGTGTTAAACCTGTAGTGAATGTTCTAGTTAGAGAAATTTGTAATGTTCGCAAGCAAAAAATATTGAATAAGTTAGTATAATACCACCGTCGGGTGGTTCCTTTATTTGTGATCCTTTAAATAGTACAAATACGACAACAGCGGCTTTTGAGGGCCGCTGTTGTCGTTTTACGCAGCGTTCATAATGCCATTTCTAGCATTAGGTCGAAGCGATCGGCGGAACGTACGTATCGTTCCGAAGGTCTGCCTGCAAGTCGCGGGTGAGACCAGCGGCCACGTTCGTCAGGAACATATCGCTTCCGATTTGGAATGCGAAATCGATGCTCGGCAAGCCCTCTTGAGCCGCACCAAATGTCTTGACCTGGTACAGGCCGACAACAATTGGGAAGCCACGGCCAGCACCAAAACGGGCTTCGCCGCAGTACGGGCTGAAATCCTGGAGCGTAGTATCTCTGGTCAAAACACCGACCAGAATCTCTTCACCAGGAACACTCATGATCAACGGACGAAGCCGTTTTGTCAGAGCTGCCACAGCCTCGTGACGGAGAGCTTTGCGATAACTTCGGACATTACGATAAACCGAAATCGACGTATTGGCTGGTTGAGCACTCATGTGTCGAACTCCTCATAAATTTTAGTTCTTTGTGTTTGATTATTGTTTCTCTGCCCACATATTAATTTTGCATGAATAACTAATTTTAATTCAGATAGAAAATAATTCAAACCATAATAATCTAGGTATCGACTACCAAATCATCCTTGAACTGCAATTTAAATTTATCTAATATCTCTGTTGCATATTCTGGGCTACTGAAATTGCGTGGAACACAAATTACATAAATAGGTTGTATTCTGCCAGATAGATATACTTTCCTAGAAATAGAAACGTAGAAAAATTCTTTCGACTCAACCAAGTCGAATCCTATCTCATCGCCAGCGGAAAGTCCGACGATATACTCATCGGGATAGTTAGATATAGTGAATCTACAGATCTTATCCCTTCTATGTGAAGTCCCCGCAACTCTTTCGACGCCGAACTCAAGTACTATATTAGCCATAATTCGCCCTTTGTAAAATCGTCTTGAATTGTGCTAGTTGCGACCAGTTACTAAGATAGTCTTTAGTCGCTTGATCTGCTACCTTTCGCCACAAATCAAGATCAACTCTTTTATCAATATCGCTCCAATTTTCAACCAAAATCGCATTATGGCCATCGACTAGTGGTGGATAATATGGCGATGTTTGTCGTTTGGCTATAACAGTACGTCCAAATATGACTGCTTCAATAAAACGCAAGCTCTTGTCACCATTACCACGTAAGTCTACGCACGCTTTATATGAAAGTAAGTGTTTTAAATATTGTTCTGCTGACGCATTCGCTATGAATGTTAAATCAACAAATTTAGGCATTCCATTAGTATTGACACGTTCACCATAGCCACCACGACCCATAAAACCCGCTAATCCAATAGCATCGCACTTAAATGCATTTCTAATCATTTGTATGTCATCATCGAAAAAGGCACAATCAAGATGATTTTTCGCAAGCAAATCGAAAACTTGTGTAGATGTACGATGTGCTACTGGTATTGTTTTATGTCCATAATTTTTAAGCAATTCTAATGTGCAATTGACTGGCATATATAAATCGCATCGTGTCTGTACAGGGCCACCTTGTCGGCCCTTCCATATTTGTTTTCTCTCCCTGAACAATCTATCAGACGAACTAAGGCAAACCTTGAATGCTGGTAAATGTTCAATATTCTTCCAGTTATCATCAAAAAAGAACGTATCGGACTTTGCAATATAAATTTTTATACCGTTATAATTATCGGATAATAGATGCTTTACACGTCGTAGTATTGGATGCTCTTCTAGCTGACCTTTTTTGATTATAACCTTCACAGGCAAATGCATTCGGTCAGATATTTCAGCTAAATTGGAAAGTTGATATGCACAACGAGGTAGCCTATTTTGGCTAAGCATTGAGAAATCAACAGCAATCATTCGATGCTAAACCTTTCTGATACTATCTCTACTAGTAGCTTGTGTGCTATGTCTCCAAATCTTAACGCCGCCATCAATGCTGCCATTCTATGATGATAAGTATTGGCAATCAGCACATCAAGTCTCTGGTCACACGAAAGCTCTTTTCTAGAATCTGGACTCAACTTCAATAGTTCTTTTATTTTAGAATGATAGTCATTTGGGTCTTTAGCACTAATTATGTGCGGCAGATATCTACTAATACCAAGAGCGGGGTCATGCACAACAATAGCACCACTTAGGATAGCCTTAAATGCTCTCTCCGGCAAATCAATACCAGATGCTATTGTGTGCGGTTCACTAATGCACGGTGCTATTTTACAACTTGCTAATAATATTGGGACCTCGCAATCAGATATCAAACCGCCACATAGATTGTCCGGCCATGTCCCCCAACCACGAACCATATGTGATATTGTTTTGTCGCGCAAAACTGGCAATAAATAGGCATCTATATTTTTCGCCTTATATGGCCATCGCCCACCAACATAACCAATATCGTACTTATCGTGTTCCCCATTAGCCACATTAAATATCGTAGCGTCACCAGCAGTTGCCATAGGAACCCACGGTATGCTGATTTTATCCCAAAAAGACCAATAATGACGATCAGTTTCATACCCATAGCCAAACACAGCATCAGGTTTTATTTTTTTAACCCAATTGATAGCGTCTTGGGATTCATTAATATTCGGTTCGATTTTTGTCGGTCCATATGGATTAACATGAATGGCGACTTTGCATTTACGGCCATCTGGTATATCTTGCCTGTGCCCAGAACAACCGACATACAAGTCTGGCTTAAATGAATCCCAAGAATTCCCTTTGCCATCCCATCGTTCAACAACACAACCAACGTCACGCAAGGCATTAATCATACCCTGCGTGATGAATGTGAAGGCACCGCCAGGCGGATTGCAAAACAAAATTCGCATATCTTTCCTATTCTAGACAATGGCCTCTGCCACTTTGAACCAATAATTGTCGTTGTCGCGCTATTCTGTCATTTAGAGATAACGAACTCAGCTTAGCACCAAGTTCCTTGTTTTTTTGATGAAACATCGTCCAGTTATCAACTCGATTATGATGTAAATGCAATAAATCGATATGACGATTTTCTTTCCAGACTGCAGCTTTTGATAATCTGTGATAAAAGTCGCAGTCTTCAACACCATAACCTACAAATTCTTCAACAAAGCCACCAATCTTCCAGTATGTCTTTCTATAACAAGCAATTGAGCCTCCTTCAAAATAATCCACCATATGCTCATATCTAGGATGATCGATAGAGCCTGTAGCATTGATCATGTGTGTCTCTGCAGAGCCAATGTAAAAAATCTGCCTACAAAGATGGCATGCTTCAACATCAGCTAACTCTTTAGCAATAGATTGAAAATAGCTACTTGGTGCTAAAGTATCAGCATCATGCAATACAAGTATGTCACAAGTACAAGCCTCTACCCCTATATTCCATGCTTTACTTTTATTAAACGCAGCACCAGGCAAACCAACGGCAAAAACGTGCTTAGCTGGGACGCACTCATTATCTCCAATCTTAGATGTTGTGTCTTCCTCAGCCATTATGATTTCAATATCAGGAAAACGCTGGCCTCTTATATTCCCAAGCACAGTTAATATCGAATCTTTTCGATTGATTTCTCGAAAAGGAATGACACATGAGATACGCGGAACAACAGACATATCACTTGCAGCAACATAAATCGGTCTACTGCCAATTACATTTAACACGTCCTTGGCGTGTTTGAGTTTTTCTACTCTATTTTCTACGGATGAGTGTTCTGCATGCACTAAAAAATATGACTCAGATCCATCTACATCAAAAAATCCTGACGGCTGTAATCTGCTATTCGACAACCTAGTAGACCAATCAACGTGTTCTACGCCATATTGTCCAAATTGTTCATCAAAATATCCGATATTAGAGAAAGCGATATGATCAAATGCCATAACGGCACCATGCGGCTTGTTATCAACAACATGCAATGTTACTCCTTTTACAGTAGTGCTATTACCTTTTACCGCTCCATATACACCTGGTTGTCGATAGCAAAAATGATGATATTCAGTGCGCTGCATGGCAAGAAAATAAAAATTTTCCCAACCAGCGTTTAATATTTCAACATCATCATTCAACAGTATCTTCTTCGGGAATCTAGAAAGACAGTGCATTAAACGATTACTATTACCAGCAACCCCTAACTGCTGCTGATTTTTTAGAATTATGATATCGCCGCGTGATTCAAGTTCAGTTAGATATGATAATTGTTCTGGGTTCGTGCTACCGTCATCACTTATAAATATTGTAGTATGATGTGTATCGGTGTACTTCAAAATCGAATTAATCAATCGACGCAGCGATTCCGGTCTATTATAAGTCAAAATACCAATACCAATACCATTACTAATAGTGTAAGCATTATTTGTAAAAAATTTAGCATTAGACTGATCAATGTTCCTACGCATCCGACCAACTATAGGACTTTTAACATCTTTCGGTTTCTGTCTATTTACATGGACTGGTCTTACCAAAGGACGTGATATTTTAATTTCTCGCTTTGGTGTTACTGGTAAGTGTTCCAAATTAATTAGATATCCTTTTACACCAGTGCTATCTTTATTGACGTAACGATCAAAAAATTCTGGCAGCCTTACACGACGTCCCTTACGTATATGTACAGTATCGCCATTAGGTCCAACCAAATACAAATCATGAGGATGCGGATTTAGATATTCTGGCACAATTTTTTCCAAGTATCATGTAGTTCAGTTGTAAGTTGTTCAAATGTTCCATTGTTCCGTACTGACAAAAACAAATCACAAGACCTCTTATATTGTGGCAGCGACGTTTTAAATCTATTGACATAATCATAAAGCAACTGCTCTGTTAATTTTGCGTCTCTGGCCAGACATAAATTGATATTGGATTGAACAAATAATAAGATAACGCTGTGTAATGCCGCTTTCGCGCTAGTAATCAGAGTTAAAAGTGTAGAATATTTTGAATTACAAGTGTCTAATACTATAATTTCCTTCGGCGATATTTCATCAATTGCTTCTCTAGCTTTTTCTACAGCAAGTGACCAGCATTCAATATTATATGACTGTTGGACTTCTTGACTTAAGGCTGATAAATTATCCGGTATCCAATCAGATGGCCTAATAATATGCCACTTTGGACCAGCCTTTTTAGACAAAACATCTATAACTTTGGATTTGCCCGCGCGGGGCAAACCACATGTAAGTATCAGAATAATACCACCTCCTAATTAAGATGAATGCGTGATTCCCACATAAAGCGGTATTGGGTTATTATTTGTTTCCATGAATCTAAATCGACTTGGTTTAATTATGACGCCATGACTATAGCATCCCACACCATTGCTGATTTGCTCTAATAATTGCTCAGACATTACGTCTATCTTTAATATCTGTTGTGTATCGAACGTTTTACCGAACACGTCTCTTATCATACCCGGACCCGAAAACTTATTCAGACTTAATCTAATATCAACTAAAACCGGCGTACCAGTATCAAGGGCAAAATAATAAATAGCTTGCTTAACACTAGCCGCATTTGAAATTGCTATCAGCCGTTTCGCTTGATTTTGAAGAAAATCAATAGCTATCAACGATAATGAATCATTAGTATTTGCTAAATCGATAGTTTGACCATTCCAATCACCCATCGATACCGCGACACCATTATTACTATGCGTCACTAAGCAACTAATGCCGATATTTTGGTAATGTTTCACAACATAACATAGCATACCAGAAACCAAAGTCGTATCAGACAAAGGTTCAGGATGCGATAACATTGCGGGAATAACTTTAGATATACCAGATTGTGTTCCCATCTACGCATTGCTGGATATACCAGCGACCTCGCTGATTATTACGTATGTAGTCAAGATCAAAAACGTACACATTATTTTGCATTTCGCTTTCAGTCAATGTAAATAACAGTCGTGGCGTGCCCTCGAAGATTATCGAAATTTTGTCATTCTTGACGTCGAAGTTATTTACAAGACCAAACCATATACGAAACCAACCAGCCCAGACGACAAAATCAGCATATCGCGGTGTCCAAGTTGACAGCGCTCTGTAAGTGGCCAGTGGTGGAAGCTCTACCTCTCTCATTGATAGCTCACTTTCGTCAGTGCGATTGTGAATATTAACATTTCTAATTCTTTGCCCGGTGGAAATACAACCCAACTATCGCCATAAACCATAGTCCTTCTATGGCATTCATTAGACAGTTCGACGATTTTTGCTAATTCCTGTCCATTCATTGCGGTTCTTTCTTAAATCGCGTTAGGCGATGGGCAAATATGTCATATCTATACGTAAAACCATCAGACAAATCCCATTGCACAAAATGTCCATTACGATAGCCACCAAGAGTTCTATTAATAACCGGATCGATAGCTAAGAAACTATTTTCAGATATCACAGCTGGTGATATCATCTCTGTTCCATTAACAGTGACTGATACTTTTTTATCAGAAATCTTGATAGCTGTATCTTCACGTTGCTTGACAACATTTAAACCGTCAAGTAGCATATTACGAATCGAATTAGTTTTCGTCTTAGCCGATACATGAAATGTCCTGCTATGGTTATCTGTATTTGTACCAATCATATTGACTGCTAGTGTAACATCGTCAAGATTTACATTAAGACGAGAATTTGGTTCGAGTTGAACCAAAACACGTTTTATATCAGATACAGTTTTTATTATGGGAGATTCAAACCGTTGGCGGTTCAACTCTGATTGCGTTCTCCTGGCTTGTTCTTTCTCCAAGTTCTCCATCTATACCTCCAGAATCATCTATCAAACGAAGATTTACATCGATTGCCATAACACGACCATTGTGTAATAATCTAAATACAGAATGATAAAGATTCGCGAATCCCCAAAGAGCAATTGCCTTTACAAAAAGATTATCACTTGCATCAAACAATAAATATCTCCCAGGCAAAAAGAGAGAAAAAAGCAGAGATGTCCAAAGGCTAGTGCACCACCCACATGATACCAAGTCAGAAAGCCATTTGAATATCGATGCAAGTAATTTGTATCTGACTGGCGGCCAAGTAACCCATTTTTGGTCTATTAATGCGGTTCTCGCTATGAATTGCCGCATCGGAGAGAAGAATTCCGATGCTGTTATGGCTTCGGCGGAACGTTCAGAAGCTATAATACAGATTAACCAAGCACCAATTATCGATATTATTTCCATTATATGAATGTCCGATTACAACGTGAACATCGTTTGCGATTTCTAGCACCACTACCAGACAATGTTGGAGATAAAGTCGATCCACATAAAGGGCAGACCTTCAAATCCTTCAATTGCTGCTTAACCTTGATTGTTGAGGTCGGAACAGTAACAACTATTCTCGTTGTTGGAGTTGGTCGTAATTTTGGTATTACAGTCGGCCTTGCAGCAGGCTTTGGTTTTAATTGGCCCGTAGCACTACGTTTCATTGCTTTTGCTGCGGCCCCACCACACACACCACATGCCATTATGATCTACCCCTTCGTACACCAGCACGCTGAACATGTATTGGTTGATACTGCGACCTTGGCATATTTGTTGCCTGTCTTATCACAACAGGTTTGTTTGTTCGCGCAACTCTAACCGGTTTTCGGTTTCCACATCCGCCGCATGCCATATTTCACCAAAAAAGAAAGAGTCAGGATTGACGTTAGCAGCGAAATCATTCCATGAGCAGATAAAGCATGGTGCCAACTGCAACGGAACAATCACCCTATTCTTCCTATTTTTGGTGTGGCTAATATTGAACGAAATTGGTCCACAATTGGCATAGTAATCGAAGAATAAATGTGGAAACCACGGGCTAGCCTTACCCTTATATATATCGTCCTTAAAACGCAAGTACTCCATAGCTGCCCAGTCAAATGCAACCCAATCTAAGTTCGGGTTTGGCTTGAAAAACACCATCGGTTTGATATCAAGTCCTAAAGCCTTAGATGCTAAGTTGGCGTCATAAGTACTCTGGTGGAGCCATTCTGAAAACTTGCAAGTAGAATATCCACTAAGAATTGACGTAAGGCTAAAACCCTTACCTTTTTTGGCTTCGATATTGAAGCGGCACCGGTTTTTGGTGTCTGCTGGTACTACGTCGCCAGTCAGATCACGTAAAACAGTATCAGATTCCCTACCCTCAACCCTTCGCCTCCGAAATTCTCTACCAGACCATTCAGTTAATAATTTAGCTACTCGACGCTCGTGACATTTCGCCGTAGCCACATTAGATTTTCCCACCTGACTTGCTGTTCTGGACATCATTTACCTCTGGCTGAGCAACAAACTGCTTAAATTTAGCAGCTAAATTGTTATACTCGGTCACAAATCCATTGACCTTATATTTACGAGCCAGATCAAATAATTCATTCTTGTCAAAAACAGGCGTGGTATCTAAGACACGTTGGACATATAATTGATTCTTCAATAGCCCAGGGCACAATGATAAATCTATAAGCAACATATTCCTAACGAATAATTGTATTCCTGTACGCTCTAAGAATGCCGCCCTATCCTTGCTAGATTTAGCCATAGCAGTGCTCTTAACTGGTCCTATGCCCTCGTATCCGTTAATGCGGTCTGATATATCACCACACAATGCTTTTTGAATAACCGGATCATAATTCACTTGTTGGATAAATGATTCCTTCATAGGATCAAAACATTGAACGTGCGACATTCTGAATACTATCTGATTGTAATCACTATCCGACGAGCAAATTATTACCGGTGACGGAGCCAATACTTTGCAAGCGGCATAAATTAAATCGTCGGCCTCCATATTAGCTTTACTAAACTGCCTGCATCCCATCTTATTGAACATCGCTTTAGCAGCTAGTTGTGTACTAATCAACTCATCCTTGATATCTATAGTATGTTTCTCTGGCTTATCTTTATACCCAGCGAAAATCTTCATCCGCCATAGTGTCGATCTCTTGGCGTCCCAGAATATATTCACACTCTCAGGCTTAAAACGACTGATCCAACCAGACATAAACCTAAGCATTATGGTAAATGAGTGCTGATGCTGATATCTAGCTTGTGGTTTCCTACCAGCGAATATAGCACGATACATTAAATTCCTGGCATCAACCAATAATGTGCATCTCTCTTGACACATAATATCATCCTGGATAAAAAGCGGGGGTGTAAGATTTAGAATCTTACACCCCCTGCGATAAATCTTACAATTAAAACTAACCGCCAAGCTCGTCTAATAAACGATCAACTTCGCTATCGACTTCATCGATAACTTCATCTTCAATGGTTTCCTCGACCTCTTCGGCGGGCATCTCACCAGACAATTCCTCAATCTCCTGCCCTGGCTCATCAGTCACAGGCTCATCGACAGGACTTTCTTCAATAACCGGTTCTACTTTTGGCTTGGGTGCAGCCTTCGGTGCAGCCTTCGGTGCAGCCTTCGGTGCAGCCTTCGGTGCAGCCTTCGATTCTGCTGCCTTTGGTGCGGCCTTTGGTGTTGCCTTTGGTGCAGCCTTTGGTGCAGCTTTAGGGGCAGCCTGCTCTGGCTCTTCACCACCAATGTCACTGTCTTCGTCGTGATCAAATCCACCAGAAGCAGCTGTCTGAGCGATTGCACGACCACTCAAAGCAGCAGCAACCTTTGCTACTTCTTCAAGATTAACCTCTGGTACTTTCTCCCACAAATTATGCCGCTTGTTGAGAATCTCCTGTATGCGTTTGCTGTCGATTTTCTTAGTTGCTTTATCTACCGCAATCGGATGTGCACTAATATTTGCATTGACCAAAAACTTCGATTTCTTGTAGCTATTCATCTGGCCGTCTTTGCAGACTTCAAGCTGGAACAATAAAGCTTTATTCTCATCAAAGAATACGCCAAACGGCAAGGGCTCTGCTGGATCACCACCATCATCATCGCGATAAAGGCACTCCAACCAAGTATCAACAACTGTCTTTGGAGCATTGTACCAGAAAACCTTACCTCTAAGCTCTTCTGGATTGGCTTCGATAGGCGGAAAATAAAGGTTCACTAGATGGTATTGACTTGACAGAAGTGCTTTGCTGATCTCAGACCGCCTCTTCTTACCCTCAACTGTACTGCCATCGATCTCTTGCAATAGATCGAAACCATACTGACAAATCGCACATTCTTCTTCGTTGATGATACGTGGACATCCGATTCGTTTATTGTCGATGTAATGAGCACCAGTTTGAATCGCAAACAAGTCCATAGTGCGTTCGCATGCCACTTTTCCATCATTGCAAAGATCTCCCTCTTGCAGTGGCGGCAAGATGTAAAATCTAAATTTCGTCGTCTTGCCCTCATCCATTTTCGGAGCACGAAATTCGGTAGGATCTCTACCTTTTTTCATCTTGGCTCTAACTTGGTTTCTGATGGCTTCAATGTCGTATCCCATGTGAATCTCCTAGGTTTGTCTACCAGATTGTTCTTTTTCTTGACGTTTAAAACCAGCCAATGATCGGCTATGTTCTGATCGCAATCTTATTGCTTCTACCATGTGATATACTTTACCACAATTTCTCTGTAATATGGCAAGCTCTGCCTCTGATTTTACTAATTCCGGATCGCCTTCTATCAGTGCATTCGTTTGCTTGTCTGTTGTTTTATTGTTGTGAGCACGAAATTCTTCGATAATTCTGCGTAATATAGCGTGTCGCTTCGATCTCATCTTTAGTTCCAATATAGCAATAGCACACCTAAGCTCGCTGTAAATAGCAGCCCAATAAATATATTGAGCGGGGATACGTTCGTGCTGCTCTTCTAATATTTCAAAGTTAATATCGATATCTTGAGCCAAATTGACTTCACAAATAGTACCATTCTGCAGTCTCACGGCGAATTTGAATAAATTACTATTCGCCAAGTCGAGAGGAACATGCTCTTGAAACCACTGTGGCATATCATTTTTTTCATCTGTCATAGTAATTCACCTGTGTAAATAACTATCATCAAATACATCAAGCTTGAAACCTATCTACATCTAAGTACAGCCCACACGGTTTCCATTGACACCATTTTTTACCAATATTAACCCGTACTGGGAATATTGGATTATCGCTTAATATTCCGGAAAATGGTCTACACATAATGTTTGCTATTGTGCGAATTGTCGGCTTCAATGCATTTTTATTACAAGCAATAGTTATAGAATCGTGAGTCTCAACTAACAATCTAAAATGCAATTCCCACACTTTTCTAATCGTCAACTGCATTGCTTGTGCTATAGAACCTTGCATCGTAGCATTGAAAGCAGATCGTGGTCTTTCTGCGTTAAAAAATTCTCTACCTAAGATACTCATAACAGATTGTCCATTATCTAACTTTTGTTTCTGCATAACCATCCATTCACGTAAAATTGGAAATATTTGAAATATTGGATGATCTACATCAATAGCATTAATCGAGCGTAATAGCATAGTCTTGCAATCTTTTCTGGGTACGTCTAATATTTCAGATAGTTTTTGATATGGATCTAATTCAAGAGACATCCTATTAAGTTCTTCATCGCCACTAAGAATCGCAGCAATACGTATATCAGCCGCTCGCCAATCGAAGTTTATAAAATAATCTGATTGATTGCCGTATGGGTCTGAAATAATGTCTTTTTCAGTAGTGCCCTGTAAATTAAAACCGGTATTTTTACTTCTTCCACTAATCGTCCTGTGAGTCCATTTCGGATATTTATGTAAACCGCCAACTAAAATGCCTTGCCGCTCAAGACTCTCATATACAACGGACGCATTTGCTGCTATATATTGCCATTTTTGTAGTCTTCGTTTTTGTAATTCCGACAGCATATTATGAATGACATACGACAGCTCATCAAAAGTGTCTGGTATCTCTTTTGGTAGCGGAAGAAAAACATCAAAAACTTTCAACTTTTCTCTTGGTAAAATAAAGCGGAACCCAGTTAGAATGGACTTGAAGTCATTAGTTACGATTATTTTATCGCGTAACAATGTCCGTTCAATCAATTTGTTTATCTTCTTAAAAGACGCTTCAATATCATAAATTTTTCTATCGGCACTGGTGAGATAAATTGGAACTATGATGTCTTTACCAAGAGTTCGTATACCAACTATTATTGGTCTTGACTTCTTGTCGAATAGCGCACAAAAATAACTGATAGAATCATTAACGAGAACCATAACTCGATTATGTCAAGAAGTGCTTCTTATCTGTTTGTCTTCTACCACCAGTGCGAAGCTTATCAGTGAGTTCTGCCTTATCGTCTGGCGTTCTCATATACCCATACGGGTCATTATTTTGCAATTGGTGTAATGCCATATCGCGCTGCAATGCTTTAGCGTTCTTTTTCCTAAATTCACGCCAATCACCGCCGCGAATGCGATAGCTTTGGTCTGTCCCTAACAACGTGATGTGTGTATCGTGGCTATCACACAACGGGCACTTTGTTAACTTTTGCAGTTTTTGCTTTGGCGGAAATTTTATACTATGTGAAACTTCAAAGACAATTTCAGACTGCTCGTCGTCAGTTAGTGGTCTACCCACCTCCTTCTCACGTGCAGCAATGCAATCGTTGCAGATATAGTTATATCGTGGCATTATTGCCTCTATTCTTTTGCTTTATCGACACCGATTACATACACAGATTCACCATCGACTGCCGCCAGCAAATTGTGGTATTTGACTAGTAAAATGCGGGCTTTACCGTAGAATGCATAAAGCCTGTCTAAGTTACAAATTACTGGTTTAGGCGAAAATCTGACTGTAGTTCCGATAGCGAAAACAGTCTTCATTTCTTCTGGTACGAGAGGCCCCATACCAACAATAATGCCGATGACTGACTCTTCGTCAGGAACAATAATATTGCTCTCTTTTCGAACAGCAATTGGCGCAATTGCAACGTAGTCATTAGCAACACCGATTTGAGTAATCTGATATGAACCTTTTTTAGGTTGTATCATCTCAACAGTGTCAACAAATGATCTCGCCAATAAAATTTCTTCTGGGCTCGACATATTATCTCCTCTAAATTGGAATTTCTGTGATTTCCATCTTATCGTAGAATACGTTTGTAGTTATAGAAACAAACTTCGGACCATTACGATTTTTTGCTATCCAAAGTCTAATAACTGACGGAATATTTTTAGCAACATCACCTCTTCTATATTCATCTTCCGTCTGATTTAAGCTAACAACATAGTCAACAGGCATAGCCTTACCAAAACTCTCTGCTGCTTTGTCTAAATCTATGTGTGCTGGTGCCGCCTGTGCACCGCCGCCTTGGTTATTACCTTGGTTACCACCCTTTACTCCCATGCGATTTGTCTGTGTCGCAGAATAAACTAACACATTCTCATTTTTGGCAAGACCTCGCATCTCCGTAGCCACACTCTTTTGTCTTGTATAGTCACCTTCATCATTATTATGAGAATGGCGACTTAGCATAAGCTCTAAATAGTCAAGGACAACTATTTTAGGAATCCAGCCCTTTGTTTTACGATTGGTTTCAATAATGCCGTATACGTCGTTCACACTACATTCATCTGGTGGCAATTCATAAATCACCAGATCACCATTCTTATCTCTTCCATCTTGTACAACACCACGCACTTTTGCCTGACTTGCTCGTATTTTCTGCTGTTCATCATCAGGAAGTGTGTCAATGTTTGCACGTGAAAAATCTCTTATAGCTGTCTTAGACATTCGGCTAGCTAATCTTATAGCTGTTTTATATGTAGAAAGTTCAAAGGTAATAAATAAGACGTTATATCCTTGCTCTACAGCAGCGTTCGCCATATTTATGAGCGTTAATGTCTTACCAACGCCAGTTGGTGCCAAAATGATCAACACTTCTCCAGGAGACGGGCCACCTTCGTTAAGCTTTTTATCTAAGTCTTTAAAACCAGTACTGATATGCTCTATCGCAGTATCCAAAAATATTTCATCAATCTGATCAAAAAACCAAAACCCTTGATTTCCGATCATACTGATACTGGAAGCAGAGTCAACTATTTTACGAAGAAACTCATGATCACCACGCTGGTGAGCGGCTAATGCTTCATCAGAATATAATTGAGCATAAGATTGGTGCTCAACCCATTCACGAAGAGTCTGCCGCAAAATAGGTGCTTCTCTTGGATCGGATGGTCTGTCAACGATAGCTAATATTTCTTCAAACGGATCCTCCATTGTCAACTGCTTAGCAAGACGATCGTGTAATAAGGCACGCGTTGGTATAATTCCAAATTTGTCGTAGTCTTGTTTCAATGCTGCAATGACATATTTTACTTCCGGCCTTACAAACAACTCCGCTTTTATGAATTTAGATGTTGGGATATATAATTCTGGAAAATCAAGTATCAATGATATGATACCAGCTTCCATATTTGGGCCGAAAGGTGTGTCGACAGAATCTGCCTCCTGTCCTACTTGAAGAGCTTCTATCATTTATGTCATCCCTTGATATAAACGTTGCAAAGCTGCGAGTTGCGTTTGCAAGTTTGATATACATAGCTCAAGTGCTTCTTTATATCCGATCAAGTCTTCTTCATAGAATCTGATTGGCAATGTTCTTTGGCCAGTTACTCTATCACCAATAGTTTGGATAGCGGTTGGAGATTTTAATGATGTTGCCAACGTATAAATTAATCTACCACTCGGCTGATAGCCCATATCCTTGATAATGTAAGCTTCTAAAAAACCTAGAGAAGCTGATTCTTTTAAATATACTGTCTGTCCAATGTCATAAACCGGTGCTTTAGCCATTACTCTACCTCGTCAAAGCTTGATTCGTCTATTTCTTCTGTATCTTTGGTAGAGCTATCGGCAGTAACCGGGCCAGTTATCTGACCAGTCTCCATAATGCGACCCACTTCTTCAGAAACAATCTTAAACAATTCGGTATCATCAGTCAATACAGCAACAAGCTTATCTTTTCCAATAGCTATCTTACGCTCGCCAAGATAATAGTTTGCTCCTCTTAGGGTAATTACTTTTGTCTCAATACTGGCATCAATTAATGACTTTGCCTTGTTGAAGCCATAAATACCATCTGCACCAAAATGAATTTCAAGTACAGCAGATCGAAATGGTGGAGCTACTTTATTTTTAGCAATTTTGATTTTGGTATTCATACCAATTGGACGATTATTCTCACGAAGTGTTTCAGCCCTACGCACTTCCAATCTAACAGAAGAATAAAATTTCAAGGCCCTTCCACCAGGCGTAGTTTCTTGCTTTATATAACTTGGGCCTCCTTGACCAATTTTATCACGTAATTGGTTGATAAATATTACAGTAGTATTGGTCCTAAGACATTTGCCAGCTAATTTGCGTAATCCCTTAGACATCAATCTTGCTTGTGCACCAATTGTAACATCGCTTATATCGCAATCCAATTCTTCTTGCGGTACAAGTGCAGCCACAGAATCTACTACAACGAGCCCAACTATACCAGAATGGACTAATGCAGTCAAAATATCAAACGCTTGATTACCACTATCAGGTTGAGATAATAACCAATTCTTGACATCAACACCAATATTAGTCGCCCAGTCATAATCTAATGCGTGCTCTGCGTCAACATAAGCGACTAATTTACCATTTTTCTGAAAGCTGGCAACTATTTGTAAGGCGAGCGTTGTCTTGCCGCTAGATTCAGCACCATATATTTCTATAATCCTTCCGTCTGGAATGCCGCGACAACCAAGAGCGATATCTAAACTGGGCAGTCCAGTTGATATTGATTTTGTCGGCTTGATAGCTGTTTCACCACCCCAATGAATCGAATCACCAAATTTTTTCTCTAACTCGGCGTACATCTCATCAAAACTCATCTTTATAATCGGCTCGCCGAAATCATCTGTTTCTGCGGATTTATCTAATTTCACAACTGGTTTCTTTTTTGCCATTATTTCCTATTACCTTTATAACAGACTTCTGCCAGACAATTTAATACTTGTTGGCGATTATGAGTGCCAGCTTTTCTAACATCTCCTAAAGGAATGCGTATAAGTGTATCATCTTTTGCAAGCAGAGCATCACCATCTATTATCCCCACAACACTCCATTTGCCATGCGGGCTGGGTGAATACCCCGGTTTAGTAGATAGATATTTAACTCGTTTGACTGTTAATAATTCAACTTGATCAAGTTGTTGAATTATAGGTTTTGGTTCCTCTGGTAAGTAATTGGAACTATTCATCTATCATTCAAGCAAAATTTTAATAGGAGAATGCCATGGACAACAACGAAAAACTACTGACCGAAGCAGTCCAAACATATTTACAGCACAAGGTCAAGCTTGGAATATCGGACCCACCAAAAGACCTTGCCGATGCCGATGCTAAATCTCTACAATTTTTACATGAGCAGATCAACGATTTGTTTGAGCTTAAGTCAGTCGATTTAGTATGCCATGAAGGAGTGTGTAGGGCTTTCCGTAAAGTACACAATTATAAATATATTACTGACCCATTGTTCACAAAAGCCCTAATGCAGGAAATGCAAAGTGCTGGAGTACTTGGGGCCGAGCAGGAAAAAGTAATGGGAATTTTGGACACTATCAAAGAAGAGGTTAGTGATGGCGAGGGATGGTGTGAACAAGATGCAGGGTACCATCCAGATCTAAAAGGAATAATTGCCGTTAGTAAACCGGGACAATCACCAGGTAGTGTAGAATGAAGCTATTATTGTTAAGCGAGGGTGATCTAATAAAAGCCCTAGCACGTGCTTCTGGTGCTCAATATGGGCGTAAGCCACTGCTTCAAATGACTACTGTTGATACCAAACCAGAAAATGGCGGAGATTCCGGTTCTAGAGCATCTGGTTTTACATCACAAGCAAGTGGTGTTCCGATGAAGCCAAGACATCGTAGATTTTTAGGCGTATCTACCAGACAATTTAGTTTGTCACCGCCAGGATTATAATCTCACCATCTAGCAAAAGTTATATTGCCTATCTTAAATAAATATTTAGGCGGATTGTTTGCTGCATATTGAAAATGTACATCGTTGGTTATATTCCACCCAAATAGCGTATAATGATATCTCGTTTTCGATACTAATCCGATTAATGTCATTAAAAAACCAATAAAAGAAATGAGAACTACCCAACACGGCACGTTAGATGATTCAAAATAAATATAAACAACCAACAATGATATCAGTAATGTAGCAATACAACTAAAAACACGCCATTTATATGTCATTATAGCATGCCTGATCCATTACATTTCGGGCATATCATGGTTTCCGTCTGACTCTTTTGAATTTGTCCATTGCCTTTACACATAGGACAGCGTTGAATGTCATAGCCATCTTTAAAATAATGTGAAGCCGCGCCAGATTCATCATTGACAGAAGTATTAGCTTGCTGTCTGAATCTGCGTTGCAATTCAGTATCGGTCATAGTTTTAGCGATTCTGACTCTCGTTGTACCAAGACCATCTTGCCTGAGTGCCGGAATTGCTAATGGCGTACCATGCCTACCTTCAGCCAGTTCCATTCTTACCAATCCATCTCTTGCACCATCCGGCAATTTACTTTCTAATTCATTGGGATTGTAAGCGTTATGTCTTTCAATACCAGTCCCATCAACAGACCCAGACACACCAGCAACACGCCCTTGCATGACGCTATCAACTTCAGAAGTTGGTAGTATACCATCCTGTCTGCTGCCGCGTAATTCAGATGAAATTTGCTGATCAACTGGGCTCGTTTGATTTGGTGTCGTACGGCTTGTATTATCTTTAGTAGCAACTACTAGGCCGCTACCTTGTGGTACCACAGTCATTCCAAGTTTAGCAGCTTGTGCTAAAAATTCTTGCATCTGAGTATCTCGCTCAGATTTCCATTTTAAATATGCCGCCTTTGCTGCTTTTGGAGTTATGTCGTCAGCGTGCTCTGTGCAAACCTTAACGGTAATCTTCTGGCCATCAACGGTTATAACTAATTCTGTGTCAAGGCCGCTGTCTGTTCCACATATTATACAACTACGATTTTCTATGGTTGTCATTGGCTAAGTCATCTTTCTACGAGTCTGTACATTTTATGCTCGTATTTAAATCCTGGTAATTTTAAATACGCAACAAAAGGATAATTAATATGGCAAAAATTAACGTTATATCGGTTGATCTTGGTGATCCTATCGAGAAAATTATCTCTGAGGACGTTCGACAACTCAGTGAAGAAACTCTTGCCAATATTAAAATGGCAGCAAACGAGAAATCTAAGGGTCCTATTAGAACCGATCCGGAAACTCTCGCCACTCAAGCTGCATATGATTTGTTATTTGCGGCAGTCTCAACAGGAGACACAATTGAAATCAGCAAATTAGTTGAAGCATCTAGTCCAGCTGTTACCAATCCATCATCGCTTATGATGCGAATGAAGGGGCTACTGCGACAAAAAGGTAACGAATACATACTACGAAAAAGTACTAGTGCGGGTAAACCAGTATATCGCTTAGTGCCATATAATCTCGAAGAGCCAGAAAATCCAGATTCTATTCAACCACAGTAAGACGTTTCACTATTTTGCATAATATCTTAATTTGTCGCTCGAATGCTATTTTCCTACTAGATACAGCTAAGTTCAGTGGTGATGGATGATAAACAGCAAAAACTTTCACTCCATACAAATTACTAGTAGTGATATTCCCCAAAGCCTGATTATAATCACACCCAGGACACAAGCATCCAAATGATACAGCACCAAGAGTAACAATTAACTGTGGGTTCATTAAACCCATTTCCATCATCAGAAATGGTCTACACTTATCAATACACAATTGTGGCGGCTTTGTATTGTCAATTGTGTAACATCGCACTGCATTGGTTATATAAAATTGCGATCGATCGATACCATGCTTAGCTAATTCTTTATCGAAATTCTTTCCAGATTGGCCAACAAAGGGGGTTCCTTGCTTTAACTCTTCGTTTCCAGGGTTTTGTCCGACTACAAAAAACTGGCTCGGAGTCATGCTGGATAATACATGTGGATCGCGACAGAAACCATCCTTTTCAGCATCCTTTCGACCAAGCTCACACATTGTGCATGCACTACAACACAAACTTAATTGTCTGAGCATCCTTAATTTTCGTTCGGTCTGATCCTCTTGCAAACCCATAGCATCTACATCCCAAGAAGAAATGATTTCTCGCGGTTTATAAGAATAACAAGGCCCGGCTTGCCAATCAAATGTTTTTAAATCCATATGTAAATAATACAGAATAGGATTACAATATGCTAACTAAAAATAGACGCGGCGTTATATGCGACCGTTGTGGTTTGCAATCTGATGAAAAATTCACTTATTATTCGTTTGACGCTAAAGAAGTTATAGTCGCTAATAATTCTATGTCTTTCACCAGAACTCCCATTCATTCTTTTGATATTTGCTCACGCTGTATCGAAGAATTGAAAACCATAATTATAAAATGCTATAAACCAAGTAGGATAATCAATAATACAAGATGCCCCCAAGGTATAACATGCGACCTAAGCGGCGTCCGAATGAACAATAATTTTGTTTGTTACCAGATAATTGTGGCTATAGTCAACGTCAATGTAAACAGTAATCCATCTAGTAATGTCGTAGATGCTGAGTATTTAGAATTATGGGTTAGTGTCGACATTTTTGCACAATTAAAAAATCGAGCGACGGAAATCAAGAATAACAAGGAAAACCAACAATGGTCATCACAGGCGATACAAACAAAATAGTGTTACAGCCAAACGAACAGCCAAATCAATACCAATTGGTTGATTTCGTAGTAGCCATGCCGTCAGAAAAACCCGATCTAGTAGCTTCAACATCTGGTAGACCTTTCGAGTTTGCGCTTGACTTACCATCCAAATTCATCGCTATGTGTCCATTCTGCTGTGCTGGGTTTTATATTGAAGCATGTAACATAACTGAAAAGTATGGGTATAAATTTGTCATATGTCCGGAATGTGGTGCTGGTAAACCAAAAAGCCCAGCAATATTACCAGTATTTGTTGATCCATTTATAAACCCATTTAGCAGTAAACAACTAGCCCGTTGTGAATTAGATGAAACCGTAACACCAATAAGCAGCTTACCGAGTAACGATTCACTTACTGTTGCTCAAAAGATGTCGAGATCAATATGACACGAGGAGTAATACTTGGCAGTGGTATTGTTGGGCTACTTGCTAAAGAGATTTTGGGTGACCAGTGGTCGATAGTACCATTCTCTCGCTCTAGATTTTATAGTTTTCGACCAGCATTAGCAGATAATTTCATCATCAGAGACGAAAGAATAGATGATCTCATTGCACACTTTGGGGGCAAGATATCTTTTATATATAAAACATTTTATTCACTTGGAGGTAGCTTATTGCCACCAAATGATATGATAATTAATGCTTGGTTAAATAAAGTGTTCGGTACTGATGTGCCATCACAAGCATTGCCATGCATCAAGTCTAGAGGCGACCATTTCATTTATAATATTAGAGTCAATCAGCTATACAATCAATTACAACATAAACATAGCCAAAACTTAATCACAGACAGCAAAAAAGGCAACATATCGGAAATCGGTGAGCATTATCTTATATGGGGTGGTCAAAAAATTGAATTTGATCATATGATTAGTACAATTCAATTATCAAAGTTGTTCGAATTGACTAAACTACCACACTATAAGCTACCGACAGCCCAGGTGTGGTATTATCATGTTGAAACAAATAATTTAAATTTCGAAGGAGCTAACCAGACTTTAGTAGTAGATGATAATATTGATTTCTTCAAAGTGAGCAACATAGCTGAAAATCGTTATTTATTTTATTTTTCTCGTGACATACCAATACCCGGTCCATATTTTATGCAGTTCATACAACAATTTGATTTGATCGACGGGACAACAATCTCAGAAGCTATACCAAAAGGACAAAAACCAGATTTAACTCTTTTAAATAAACTCGGTATTGAATGTATTGGTGCGATGGCAGAGCATGACTACTTTATGGACTTAGGTAGTTGTCTCGTAAAGCTATTACGCCTAAAACACACATTAACGGCCTAATACTACAGCGTGTTGCTGGCATGGTCCCAACACAGTGCGTGTTGGTTTTATAACAGCATGTTCCAATGCACGCCGCAATTCGCATGGGTCTATTGTTATTTCAAGCTTAGCTATAGCATCTGTTACAGCTTTTATAAGCGTTGACTGACAAGAAGGCGGAACATACCCGTAAAGTGGATCATCAGTAGACGGTGTGGAGCTAGAATCGTATATAGAAATCCATAACCCATCATTATCATTTATGCTTTCTAAAGCGGTAGGGATACTTGCTTTGTAGTTGCCGCTACCGACACCATTGACCATAACTTCTGCCATATCAATGAATGCCGGAATAGCAGAATCCACAGAAACAAGACCGACACCATTCCAAACCTCAGTCAAATCAACACTATATGGTAAGGCTTTAATATTAGTCAAGCCTGTAATTCCAATATCTATTATGATCAAAGACATCACCACCTCACTACAATTCAGATTCAGCTATAAAATGGTACGCACACCACAAATCGGCAGTCGCTGCAGTTGAGCTAGTGTTATCACATCCTAAATAACCAATGCCCGATTCATTCACATAACTAGCAGTAACACCAGATCGAACTGCTGCACCACTATTAACTGTTATTTGGTTAGTCCCAGCAGACGTTGGAGAATACAATGTTATAATGGGTGTTGTTCTTTTAGTTGTTGCAAATCTTGTAGAAGCGTTAAATAGTGAACCAGATGTTGATGCAGCAATCGTAGCCCAAGCAACAAAGAATGTTGCACCATTATAACTAATCGTATCTGGCGCAACATTTGTTCCATAACTCTTTTCATAATATCGTTGGCACAACTCTAATTCATCTGCTATTGGTCTTGGGCTTCTAACACGCGATCCACCAACATGGCAATCTACATCAAATAAACCTATCGATTGGTTTTGAGTCAATGGCGATGCAGTCCAAAAGAAAACAATTAAATTGTTACATGTGCTACTTATGGTAGCTGATAAAGCTATAGTATTTGCGGTCGAAGATCCTACAGCTGCAACTGTTATGCCGCTACTCAAAAAGAAATTATTTGCTGTGTATGATGCGTTAGTCCAATCTCTTACTACATCGCTTGTTACAGTATCCGCTACACCGGTCCATTCTAATATAGCACATCGCAAAACAGAGATGCTATCGTTATATGTTGATGCTTGTAGCGTTATAGTTTGTCCACGCAATGGGAAAGAATTACATCCCTCTACAATTTGCAATAATCCTATTCTTTGCGCTGTGGCGTTGATTTGTGTGACAGATCCACCAAAAGGACCAGGTGAAGCTGATGTACCTGTGGTATAATTCCATCGCATAGTCTGTGATGGATTAGATTGGCTTAGTCCTATCCAGCGATCAAAACAATATGTATCATCGGTAGTGATATACCCTGTTGGGGTGTTATTATTGTTGCGTTGGAAGAAATCAAACCCACCATTAATTATAACATTTTCGCCCATCGTATCGCCACTCGGGCCTGTAGCTCCGGTAGCTCCCGATAAACCGGTACCAGTTGCACCGGTTGCTCCCAATCCAACAGGACCAGAAGCACCTATCCCAGAAGCACCGATAGGCCCTGTGGCTCCTGTGGCTCCTGTGGCTCCCGTAGGCCCTCCTGACGGTCCCGTAGCACCAGAAGCACCGATAGGCCCTGTGGCTCCTGTGGCTCCCGTAGGCCCTCCAGACGGTCCCGTAGCACCAGAAGCACCATTGATTCCCGAAACACCGGTGGAGCCAGTAGAGCCGTCAATTCCTGCGATGCCAGTAGCCCCAGATGAACCAATGGGGCCAGTAGAGCCGGTGGCACCAGTGGGACCACCCAACGGACCAGTAGCCCCAGTTAAACCAGTAGCACCACTCGCTCCTGTTGAATCAGACCCACTAGAAACTACCTGATCTACACCATCAGACGAACGACAATTTATAATTATAGAATTATTGACACCTTCCGTGAACCATTGATAAACAGTGTTTTCAGGTGGATTATCACCAAATGCCGGTGGAACTGTAAGCTGAATAGTTCTAAATTCTTTGAATTTCATTATTCTTTATTTTCTAGTAACAACAGTCGTTCAGACAGTTCTTGAATTGCCTTTATCATTGGCGCGATAAGTTCATCGTAACTGATTGTCAAAACATCACGCTCACCTATTATGTTGTGGTCCTGATAACCACCAAAATCAACACCAAGGTCGTCAATTGTTTGTTTCAATTCCTGTGCAATAAGTCCATGGTGAAAACGTGTTCGCTTTTTGCTACCATCTTTAGGCACTACAACCTTTGTGCCGTCGCTAACAATAAAATAATCATCACGACAATCCCATTTGAAATCGACAGGATGCAAGGCAATAACAAAATCTAATCCTAATATAGTATCTCTAATATCTGCTTTATCACGCATATCGGAAAGTGTCGCACCTGTTGCACCCGTTGCCCCTGTCGGTCCCGTCGCACCAGTCAACCCAACACCTGTCGCCCCTGTCGGTCCCGTCGCACCAGTAGCACCACCTGAACCGTTAGGACCAGTAGGACCAGTAGCACCAGTGGGTCCACCGCTAGGGCCAGTAGAACCAGCTGCACCGGTGGCACCAATTACACTAAGACCAATAGGACCAGTAGAACCAGTTGCGCCTATCGTGCCGCTACTAACACCAGAAGCACCGGTGATACCAGTAGCACCAGTGGCACCGTTTGAGACACCACCAGCGACAACCCTTTCGACACCATCAGAGTATCTATAATTAAGTGTTTGTGCACTTGTGCCGACATTAGTAAACCATTCATAAACCGTATTTTCTGGCGGATTATCGCCAAATATCGGTGGAACTGTAAGCTGAATAGTTCTAAATTCTTTGAATTTCATAATAAATCAATCATCCTAACGGTGCCTTGTATATATTATGTTTGGTTAACGAGAGGATACCATCCAATAAACATCACTTATAGTAACTATATCACCAGCGTTGTTGCTAGAAATAAATAGTTCACAATAATCATCTTTCATTATAGTTTCTGAATATAACGTCAGCGAAAATGGATATGGCTGGTTAGATGTAGTGGTCCTTACAGTGAATGGGGCCAAGGCACTGCCAGTGCCGTTCTTCTTAACAGCGACATTAATATTCCTATTGCTCTGATTGACTGAAAGATTTCCAGTAATCCAGAATAGACCATCTTTGGCATGGTCGCTTAAATAAGTAATCTTGTTGTTGAGAACAGCTATTCTACATTCGAGATGATTTGGTATTACCATCACAGATGTAACAGTGCCCAGGCTAGAAACGTCAACAGATATAATCCCCCATCCTTCTCCACTAGTTGCGAATTCTATAGTAAAATCTTGAGAAGCAGTTATCACTACAACACTCACAGTGGTAACATTGCTTAATGCTTCTACAGCAGCTTTGATAGTCGCATCTGATGCATCATACGCTATACCAGTTGTGGTCTGCCCTGCTACTGTTATTGTGAAAGTACCACTCGTCGCTACATCATTGAATGTAATATGCACTTTACTATTCAAACCATTAACTTTATAATAAGTACGTGCGGCTGTGCAAGTAGTGGTTGTAACGTTATCACTAATATTGATTTTAGAATGTGGTACATTATCTGGACAACCAGCATTTCCAATTATTTCTACATTTGCATCTCTACCAGAAGTCAATGAAAAATCAAATCCGCTAATAAAAGTTCCGATGTTATTGTAAGTACAGTTAAATATATCGTTGTAAGTACCAATGGCGTAACTTGATCCATCATATAATATAGCTGTATCGCCAGAATCCTGTTCGAAAACAATATGTGCCAAATAAAAATTGCTAGTAGCACCAGAACCATTTTGAGCTAGACTAATACCAACAGAACAATTCTCAAAGTTTCCAACTTCGATATCTTGAACACTGACGATGCTGGCAGTTGTGTTATCAATCAATACACCAGTTCCACAATCTATTATACTGAAATTAAATAGATAAAGGTCAATACCTTTCAAGTCAGCTATTGCTATTTTAAAAGTATCAATAAATAAGTCAGTTATTTCTGAATAGATACTAGCGGTAGTATCAAATGTGACAAAATTCTCGTTAGCTGCGGTTCCGTAACTCGCTAGTGTCGATCCAGTAGCAGTGATTCTGTGTATATCGCAGTTGCTTTTAAGATTGAACATCGGCTTACCGGTCAATCCAGTAGCCGCTTCAATAAAGCTCACTTCGGAGCCCAAACCAGCGATTTGTAATGAATATGTTGCATTGTTGACTATAACGGTATCAGCAATTGGAAAGTGACCGCCATCAATAAGTATCTCTGTATCGCTCGACGCACTAGCGTTAAACCAATCGACAGCAGCCTTTACTGTTGTATAATTTCCGGTCGCACCAACATAAATTCTATTAACTAGTCTCGATGGTCCTTCTGCACCAGTAGCACCACTAGCACCATCAATACCAGTTGCACCAGAAGCACCGGAAGCACCATCAATTCCGGTAGCACCGATTGAACCGGACGCTCCTTGAACACCTGTTGCACCAGATGCACCAGACGCTCCATCAACACCTGTGGCACCCGTACCAGATGCTCCCTGAACGCCTGTAGCACCAGAAGCTCCACTAGCACCATCAATTCCGGTTGCACCAATGCCACTAGTACCCTGAACACCTGTTGCACCAGAAGCACCAGACGCTCCATCGATACCAGTAGCACCGATTGAACCAGACGCACCTTGAACTCCTGTCGCACCAGATGCACCAGATGCTCCGTCAATTCCGGTTGCACCAATGCCACTAGCACCCTGAACACCTGTTGCACCAGAAGCACCAGACGCTCCATCGATACCAGTAGCACCGACCAATCCGTCAACGCCACTAGATCCAGCTACACCAGTAGCACCAATTAGGCCGGTAGCTCCATCAACACCACTAGCACCTGTTAATCCGATTTCGCCTGTGGCACCAGCAACACCCGTGGCACCTGTCGAGCCGATTGAGCCTGTGGCACCAGTAACACCAGTAGCACCAGTAGCACCGCTTATTATTGATTTTTCAGAGCCATCAGACAGACGAAAATGCACTAAAATGTTAGATCCATCAAAAGTATACCATTCATAGATATATCCTGTAGGCGGATTATCCCCAGGTGCGGTTGTAAGTTTAATTATGATTGCTTTTGTTACGTTCATTTTTGATACCTAAGCCACTTGGGTCAAAGTCACTATTAAACCAGGAATTTCTGGCCTGACCGGCCCGGTTCTCGCCGCAACTGACACAATTCGCACATATGTATCCGGTGTACACCAATACAATTCTAAATAATCACCAGCAACCAACGGCATCACAAAATTCCAAGCCGGTACCAATGGAGAAGTCACTGCAGTACCAGTAATTACAATATCTGTGCAAGTCTGTGGTATATCGCTCCCATTTTTTCTAAGCCATATCGAAACTACATCAGTACCGGTCCCAGAAGTTCTGTAATATTGTGCTGAAAACTGTAAGTTGTATACGCCAGTATTGGCTACTGTTATTTGAGAGCCAGACACAATACTAACACCACTTGAACTATCAGTTGTATTTAACGTCATCGCGACTGGGGTATTTATTGCGCCAGCAGTTTGTGTTGTTGTATCATAAAATGAACCATAGTATGGGCCAATGCTAGACGTACCACCAAAAACATATTTCCATGTCCCAACAATAGTATCATATGCAACCAAGTTAATCCTTATCTGATTGTTACCAAATGTGATATCAGTTGAATCTAACGTTAAATTGTTGCCATCATTATCACTAATTGCGAATGGTAATGTTACGTTTCCTTTAGTGTGCGTGATTGTTAAAATCCCAGCAGTCAAGTCGGAATTTGTGAAAGTACCCGAAATATAATTTCCGTCTACTCCGGTGGCACCAACTAGCCCGGTGGCACCAACTATTCCGGTTGCACCAACAGGTCCTGAAGCACCACCAGTTTCACCCTGTGGACCAGTTGCACCCGTTGGTGCCAATACAGTTAACGTTGTGTCGACATACGAAGCTCTCGAAGTCCCTTGATAAATCATACTAATATTACGTGTCAGGGCTGCTGTAGTATATCCAAGAGCTCTGACAATTATCCTGTCGGTCGTAAGAATCGCAATATCACTCAAAACAGTGTAATCCATTTCGACAGCTGTAGCAACACCGGCACTCCTAGCAGCAATCTCTGTTGTTGAATTTGTTATGAATAATTGTGTAGTTGTTCCGTCTAACGCTCGTTTAAGAACTTGATATTTAGCATAACAAAGAGTGCCACTTGCCCAGAAAGTCCCAACAAATTTCCATAGACCTGCTGTGATTTTCGCTTGACCAGGGATATCTAAATCCGTTATGCAAATTATGAATGGTATACCATCTGAGTCTTCGTCTGACGCAGCAGTTAGTGTTTGTGTTAATTCGCTACCAGTCGGTGGTGCTGCATTTAACCTACTACCATGTACAGTCAACACAGATGACGATGTTTCATTGGTTAAATTGTTCTCAGTTATACCACATAGAGTTAAAGTGAGTGCTGCTACAGTATGAATTGATACTGTTTTGTTGTTATTGACCGTGCCAGTAATATCAGCTATTTGCCATTGTTGCCACCCATCAGAGATAAAACTACCAGATGCACGAGTGATTGTTCTAGTCGCAGCAACATATGTCAATGTATCGGTTGTAGATGGTGTCGAGAACGATTCGCCACCAGACGCATCAAACCAAAAACGCATCCCTGTAGTCGGGCCTTGAATACCTGTTGCACCAGTTAAACCCGTAGCACCAGATACGCCGGTGGCACCAGTTAGACCAATACCAGTAGCGCCTGAAGCCCCATCAACACCGGTCGCACCAGAAGCGCCAGACGCTCCATCAATTCCGGTTGCACCAATTGAACCAGAAGCACCTTGCACACCAGTTGCACCAGAAGCACCAGACGCTCCATCAATTCCGGTTGCACCAGCTAAACCAGTCGCACCAGTAGATCCTGTGAAACCTGAGGCTCCTTGCACACCTGTAGCACCCGACGCACCATTAACACCAGATGCACCAATAACAATGGGACCTGTGGATCCAATTTCACCGGTAGGACCGGTAGATCCGGTCACACCAGTAGCACCAGTAGCTCCTGTCGAACCAGTGGCCCCAGGCAAGCCTACAGGGCCAGTGGTTCCTGTTGAACCTGTTGAACCTGTTGAACCGGTAATACCTATCGCGCCCGTAGAGCCAGTAAAACCAGTAGCCCCAACAACGCCAGTAGAGCCAGTAGCGCCAGTCAAGCCAATCAAGCCGGTTGCCCCTTGGCGTCCTCTATATCCAGTTGCACCCGTTGAACCCGTAGCACCAATTAAACCAATAGTGCCTGTTGCACCAGTTGAACCTGTAGCACCAGATAGACCAATTACACCAGTAGAGCCCATAGGCCCTGTCGCTCCTGTCGCGCCTGTCGAGCCCGTAGAACCAGATAAGCCGATAGAACCAGTTGAACCAGATAAGCCTGTCGCTCCTGTCGAGCCCGTTGAACCAGTAGCACCAGATAGACCAATTACACCAGTAGAGCCTATAAGCCCTGTCGCTCCTGTTAAACCTGTTGAACCTGTTGAGCCAGATAAACCAATTAATCCAGTAGCTCCAGCTAATCCTGTAGAACCAGATAAGCCTACTAGCCCAGTAGCCCCAGTTAAACCTGTGGAGCCAGATAAACCAGTTGCTCCCGTTAAACCAATTGAACCAGATAAACCGGTAGCACCTGTTAAGCCTGTTACCCCGGATGAACCAGTAGAACCAGTCGCCCCCGTTAAGCCTGTTACACCAGGTAAACCAATAACGCCTGTTGCCCCTGTTGAACCAATATGTCCTGTTGCACCTGCAGATCCAGTTAAACCAGTCGCTCCTGTAGCACCGGTCGAGCCAGTAGCTCCAACTAATCCCGTTGCACCTGCTAAACCGGTAGAGCCAGATATGCCTGTTGCACCTGCAGACCCAGTTAAACCAGTCGCTCCTGTAGAACCGGTCGAGCCAGTAGCTCCAACTAATCCTGTTGCACCTGTTAAGCCGACAGAACCAGATATACCTGTTGCACCCGTAGCACCGCTTGAACCTGTAGCACCAGTAAATCCAACCACACCAGTAGAGCCAGTCAACCCAGTAGCACCGGTGGCACCAGTAGAACCTGTAGCACCAGTTAAACCAATCAAACCAGTAGAACCTTGACGCCCTCTATATCCAGTGGCACCGACTGGTCCTGTTGCACCTGTTGAACCAACAATTCCTGTTGCACCTGTCGCACCTTCTATGCCGGTTTGTCCGATAGGACCGGTAGTACCAGTATGGCCAGTAGCACCAGTTACACCCGTTGCACCAGATAAACCAACTAATCCGGTTGATCCTGTTAAACCAACAATACCAGAAGCGCCGGAAGCACCAGTTGCACCAGAAATGCCAGTGAGGCCAGTTGCACCAGAAATGCCTATTACGCCTGTCGCACCAATTTGACCAGTAGCTCCAATATTACCGGTAACACCACTAGCCCCGGTGCTACCAGCATATCCTATAACACCAGTACTACCTCCAACACCTGTCGCGCCAATTTGGCCAGTAGCACCATCTATACCAGTAGAGCCTTTAAAACCCGTTGCACCAGTAGAACCAGTAATACCAATTAACCCAGTCGCACCAGAAGCACCAGTAATGCCAGAAACACCCGAAACCCCAGTACTGCCTGTAGCACCAGTAGCTCCTGCAGCACCAGATAAACCGACAACCCCTGTAGCACCAGTTGGGCCAATCGAACCGGTCGCTCCATCAGATCCCGTTGCGCCTGATGCGCCCATGATACCAGTTGCACCAGATGCACCATAAATGCCGGAAGCGCCAACAATAATATTGTTGATCTGCTCTTGTAATGGTGCAGTTGCACCAGCTAAACACGAAAGTTCTTGCGGACTTATTCCATCAATATTATGATTGTTTAAATCCAGTGAAGCATTTAACTTTGGGGCAGGATCAAGCGCCAAGCGTGGTACTAAATTGGCGGACAAATTATCTGCCATGATCGTGTTTCATTAATAGGATACAGTTGCACAAAACAATATTTAAAGTTTGTCTGCGGACCATTATGTCGCGGGGATAATCTATAGATATGAATATCTATAACAACTGGCTAGAATAGCCTGAAAGAATTATTCTGCTTCTGATTGCAGCTTTTGCCAATCTTTTTTAGTCCAAAGAGGTTCTATAACAGTCCCCCTCTGTAAAACAAAACTATTACGATCTTTATCGTAATCAACTCTTAATCTAACACCCTTGTCGGCCACTAATAATCTCTTATTCTGATTTCTAATGTCTTGCTCCCACATTAACACCAAACAGGTCTTACGCCCGTCAGATATTATCATTCGAAGCATTGCAGAACCTCTTTTAGTCCTACCTTCTACTACGCTTACTATTACTCCCTCTAAACAATCATTAACCTTAGACTTTTCAACGGTGTGATCGCCAGTGATACGATATAAATCGATAGGAGAATGCCAATGATAACCTAAAAATTGTTTTTCAAATCTAAGAACCTGATCGAATGAATAATCTTCTGAGTATAAAGATGCAATATCTGTATGCGTAGCTTTAATGATTGGTCTATAATTCAGTATCTTCGCAGGTATTACTTTTCTCTTCGGATATGTCTGTTTGAATACCGCGATCTGACGCTCCCTTTCTGCTGCAATTGTTTCTTCTGTCCAATTAGCTTTTGCCATAAGACAACGCATATGATAATTCTTCAATATCTTAATTGGGTAGCTGAAACTCTTTAATTTCGACTTCTTGTTAAGCTGTTGTTTTTTTGATTCTGCTATCTCTGCCTTAGCTTGTTCATCGACGTCTTTAAATTCAAAATCTTCGACAGTACCAGAGCCATGCTCATGGAGGTACCACATCCATGTAGCTCTTTTGTTTGGGTGTAACTTAGAAAACGCACCCAATTTTATTAGTCGCTCAAAAAGAATCTTACTCTTGCCTTTTTTCTCAATAAAATCGTCAATATCTGTATAAATATTATTACCGACTTTATCAACAAATGCTATCGCCGCCTTATCACCAATTTTCTTTAGACTTGTTAAACCAAGTGCTATATGTTTATTTGATACGTTGAGACCAGAGTGTGCAGTTGGATGCAATGTAAGCTTTGCTATGTCAATTTCACCAAATTTGACGTCTTCACCACGTGCGGCAGACATATATCGTTCAAGAGCCTGTTGGTCACATGTCCCCATTACGCTCGCCCACCATTCTTCGGCGAAATGTGCTTTAAGCCAAAGACAACGATATGCCCATAAGCAATAGCAGATAGCATGACTTAAATTAAAAGCGTATCGACCGAATGTCTCCATCTTATCCCAATATTCACGTGCTTTCGACTCGCCAATCTTCTTACTTGCACCAGTCAGCCAATGTTCTCTAACTGGCTTTAATTTCTCTTTCCATTTCTTTGCAACTGCTTTTCTTGCATCTTGCGATTCTGGACCAGTAAACCCCGCAATGCATTGCCATATGGATGTAAGTTGCTCTTGAAACACAATTACACCGCTTGTTATGCTTAAGATTTTGACAATATCTGGGTGTTCACCTTGTGCCCATCTATTGCTGGTGTCATCGCGATTTTTGACATAATCTGGGATAGAATTGTGAACCAAAACACTATTGGCAAAGAAATTACCCTCATTCTGCCAACATTGCTCAAAGTTGCCAATATCATAAACATCTTCTTCGTCGCACTCTTCGATGCTTATGATTTCAGCTAATTCTAAACCATCTGTGCCCATAGTCCACCAATGAAATTATTAGAACTTTCAACTATATTAACAAGCCGCTGGTCGTTGATGCTTTTATTACAATACAGCTCTTTTTCCGTGATTAGCTTGTATGATGAATTATGGCAAGCGGCATACTCAACACCAGCCTTAATTTTCGCAATTTCTCGTTTTTCGTCATATATCTGCGGATTGCTGGCCTTAATTTCGACCATCCTACACCCATCAATAAGGAAATCGCAAAAATACCGATGACCTTGCCATGGTATTATAGGACGATTTCTTAATAATGAAATTGGCTTAAATCGCTCACACCAAACAATAAAATCAAGTTCATATGAAGAATCGTACGGATAACATTGGCCAAAATATTCACTGAAATATTTATGTTTAATAGTGAAGTTCGGATGATTCTCTAGCCAACGCCTCCAGCACTCTTTGGAACAGAATTTACGAGACCATTTACTGCAAACAGATAAAAATGGTGCTCCACATGACTTGCATTTAGTTTGCTGAACACGCGCAGCCAATGCTGGATCAATTACGTAATTCGGATGAACAAGACGTTTGCGATAAGAAAGCCAACATGATGATGAACAAAAAATTAAACCAGATGCATATCTACGACTAGCGGTTTGAATAAATTGTTCGCCGCATTCTCCACAACATACCAATTCAGGATCTTTAGCGAATGGATATGTGTGTTGAAACCATTGAATGTCGAGAGAATGTTGTTGTCTAATTTCGTTTTGTTTGGCGTTACCGGCAGCAACGAACACCGCTAACATATTACGTCGATCTTCTACTGAAGCCGATTTAACCTTTTTAACCCAGGATTGACGAGCGTCCGATAGTTGTTTGCAGTCAGCCTTGAATCGTCCCGCAGACCACATTGATTTATTTTGGTCAGCACGACGTATACGTTCAAAAGTAGTATTCATCCTCTCGCGCGTTTTGTCTGCATAAGACCGTATCGACTCATTAGTCTGTTCAGTCAATCCTTTATTCCATGGTGGAGGAGTTGCAATATTCAACTGAAATTCACGTGCTATACGATAAATATATGCAACATGAACACACAGTTTTTGGCTTATACTCTTCGCGTATTCACCGTTATTGACCAGCCGGATTATTTCCTGTTTTTTCGACATACAATTTATCTTTGATTGACAATTGCCCGACTGGTTTAATGCCGAAATCACCAAACATCCAATGGTTGGCGGAAGCTTTAATCGTCGCACCATTACTTAAACGAATACGATATACTTTTTTGCGTCCTGTCTTGAAAACCCTATAATTGTCAGTGAGATCCGAATTACCTTTCGAATTAACATATTTTATCTTGTGTACATTATGATCTACCTGATCAATCCTAATGTTGCCTATATTAGTGCTAACTAATGTATCGGCAGCTAAACACTGCATCGGACCAGGATGCCCCATAGCATTAAAAATCAATAAGTCTCGAAAGCTATGCACGCCAGCGGATAATGTTCGTTTAGCAAGCTCAGTATCAAATTGGAAAATACTGTCAGTCTGTGAATCGTTAGCTAATTTTAAAGCCGCTGGGTCTTCTAGTGGTATTGTCTTCTTCTCACCATTCTCCCAATAATATCCAGCAACGTTATTAATCTGATCAGAATCGTCCCATCCTTGCAGTTGGTCACCAAATGATATGCCATGATTCTCCCTGATCATCTCACACGCTGTCTTTATATATGATAGGTTCTTCAACCCAAGTATATCCCATTTGACATAGCCAAATTTCGATAATTGTGTATTGCGGCCCTCCGTCCATATGCTTACCCATTGATCGGTCTTTTTGTCATATTGCATCGGTACATTACCGAATAAATCCCGATCCGCAATAATAAGACCACCAGCATGTTTTCCTGCGTGCTTAATGCGACCAACTAGACGTATCGCAGTATCGATTACCTGCTGATGTGCCTCCTTATTCTCTGCTACAAATTGCCCAATCTCCGGATGGTCTCTCATTATCATAGCGATAGTTGGTGTGTCAGTATCACCGCTATGACATTGTGGACATTCTAGACCTTTGTGTTTGAAACCACATTCTTTGTCGACACCATCCTCTTTTACACGACCTTTACAAGCACCATATCCACCTTCGCGCATTTCATTAACTTCATCTGGCAAGATTTTTGTTAATTCAATCGCTCTATTTTTAGTGCCTTGATCTCGATCTATCTTTTCAAGCCCAAGTCCAGAATAGGCATCTGCGATAGCTTGCTTTAAAAGATAAGCCTGCCAAGTACCAACACTTGCCACATTACGTTTCCCATATCGCTTAGCGACATAATCTTTAATCTGGTTCCTAGCTTCTGGTAAACAATCAATGTCTATATCTGGTTTATCGTCGTCTTGACGAATATCAGATGGTAGTTTACCAGTCTTTTTTAAGACAGCTTGAACATCGTCATACCTCGCACTAAGCATCAATGGACCATTTCTATGTGCGATTGGATCGATATTTGCATCACCAGTGAAACGATTAAGTAGCCATGGTAGTAGAAGTTGATTTGGATTTTTATCAAACTCTTTACCAGATTCTATCAGATCTTCCCAATACCTTTGGGCTCCTTGCATGCGAATCTGATCTAATTCAAAATCTAGTCGCTTGGTATAAATCTCTGGTAAGCTCAATCGCTGTATCTTTTTATGGGCGATTTGTGCAATTTTCTCAAATTCAAATTTACCCATGATATCTTATAATAATGTAGTAATTGTATTGCTGTCGCTATTGATACCAGTCTCTACTGTTGTTTTAGCTATATCAAAAGCTTGTTGCAATTGTTCTTTTGTTCCAATTAATACTATCAAATTTTCAAATAAATCAGCTTTCTCACGAAAACGACGTATCAACTCGATATTTTTCTTAGGCACCAACTTGAATTCGCCGTCTACACGTTCCATAAACTGCGCAACGTACTTAGTTGTAACTAATTCGACTGGTGCTTTGCGTAGTCGCAATACAGGAGTTGCTTTAATGCTCATCAAACCCAATATAGCAGCTTTCAGATCACATTGAGGTCCTGTACTGCTACCAACAAGCTCACTGATAACTCTTATGGCCTTACGATCATGATCGTCAACATAATGCAATCCGGCAGCACAAGCACCGCGTTGTGTCGGTTTACCGTTATCAATGCTATAACCGCAAGCATATATTGAAATCTTCATTGTTCTCCTCTAAGTTTTTTACCGTCAGCATCAGTGAGTTGTGGATATTCAGCGCCAGTAATCTCTTTGAGTTGAGCAATCGCCATGCCAAGTACATTAAAAAATACAGTGCAACGCTCAGATGTGTTTATTGATTCAGTAACCTTCATACAATCAATAATGCTTTTCATACTAGCGTTGGCCTTAATGCGAAGTTCAATTGCATTGTATGTATTTGTTAACTCTTTCAGTCTATCTAATATTCCTAGTATCGCAGCTTCAAGAGAAATAGCAGCAAGCGTATAGAGCGTTTTAGCTTGATCGGTATCACCAGGCGGAAGACATCCAATGAATTCAATCAATCTCATATTCATCTGCCCTAACAACGGGCATGGTTCGCCCACTAAGAGTAAATAATCGCTCATAGCGGCATGTAACGATTTTAATGACGATTGAAAAATATCTTTAGCCATCAATTTTAGTCCTTAAAAGATAACCACCACGCGAACTAGCTAAGAAACGATCAAAACTCAACTTCCATTTAAGACTATTGATATTATGAATGCCAAGCAAATAACACACAAGTGAGCCAGCAGCCGAATTGGAGCTGAAAACGCCATTTAACCTGTAAGTGTTGGTATTACTTACTTGCAAATCAAACACCTTACCTGTGTAATGACGCCTCGATATGCTTTTTATTTTTAGCCTCTCTACGGAACCTGCTGATACCAATGCTTGCAATTCGCTGATGTTTCGGATCTGTGAAGGCAATAATTGTTGCATTGTTAATCTCTCCGATTTGTTTCCACATATGTCCACCGCCCAACCTACGTAGAATACATTCAGTTAGTAGTCTTTCAGTGTCGTATAGTATATACGAGTCTGCAATGCCTGTTTCAGCGATATAACTATTTGCCGCTGTTTGTTTTTCAGCAACATTACTCTTATAGAAACCTTTCACTTCGATTATCGTCCGCTCACCATTTCTATCAACTACGAAGAAGTCTGGATGATAGAAATGATTACCATATGCAATTGCAAAATTACACCTTCTAATTTTGCTATATTTATTTCTTACACCCCATAGAAATATCAGTTCGTATGCACTATCAAACCTTATCTTATGCCCGTTAATCAGAACCGTACCTTCGACAGATCGACTTCTTCTACGGTGTTTATTAGCATATTCCGGATCGATCTGCATTGTTTTATTATGCAGATCGAACGCTCTCAAGCACTGTATTCTATAATCTTTATTCTGCCATAGTAATCTACTATTATTTCTATTTAATTCTAATTTCGCAGGCTCATTTTGTATCAAATTATCGAGACATTTTAAACAGATATTGTCATATTGGTAATGCTTTCTATCTGCGAGTTTAGACCATCGTATGCGGTACTCACAACCACATTCATGACATTCAAATCTAACTAATATCTTTGAAGATACTCCCATCAGATATTTTATTGCTATTTTGTAGTCTATACAACCACTGAATATCTGATAATGAAATTCTTCCGGAACAGCCTTAAACACAGCGCTAGATTTTGCTAATTTAAGTAAACATTTTCGGCATATATGCTCGTTTTTATATGTCTCTCTATATCTTAAATTATGGGTTGTCGTTGCACAATTCACACCACATTTTTCACAATTATAAGTAATCCTGACATATTTCATGGGTACGGGTGGCTTGTTGGTCCTGTAAGCTACCAATGATTTCATCTGTATCTTTGATTTCAGATGCCGGCAAAAGCATAACCAAGCCACCCCTGATAACATATAATTTATGATCGGCAGTGATTGTTATCATACAACCATCTAATTCAAAGACAAACAACTCCTCTGAAACATCATAAATAAATTTATTCTCAACGGTTTGTTCATTTCCAAAGCCATCTTGTATCTTGTCTCCTATCTGGATATCTTCAATTTTCTTTTGTTGGTAATGATTGATATTTATTAGCGAGTCTGGAATAGTGCAGCCGCGAGGCCCAAATATCCAGCCTTGTCGTTTACCCCATTGTATCCAGTCTCTAGTTATCAAGAAATAACTAGAAAAGCCCTTATCAATAAATCGGTTTAACTCTATCTCTGCTTGTTCTGCGTACGTGACATCACGCCCATCACATGACCATTTTGTTGTATCTTTGTCCCAGCCACGTAAATGAAGCTGTTCATTGACTATAGCACGCAACACATCATTGGCATTTGTTCCAGGTTCTATAACCGACCAATTTGGAATTTTGGGTGACGTATCTGGCATAAGTTTATCACATCGTTCTGCAATTAACAGCGTATTATCGCACATTTCTTCAAATTTGACGTCGTCTATTCCGTTAGAATAATCACCATTCTTGAATGTCGTCCAAAGCTCTGCTCGCGATTTGAAAAACTGCTCATCGCCCTGTGATGCGAACATTTTAGTATCATGAATATTGGTTTTCTGATCGACCGCCATCATGATCTTCTGCAGATATGCGTCTTCACGTGTCAGATAATGAGCGTCATTTGTAAGCACTAATCTAACACCATACTTATCAGCAAGTTCAATAAGTTGGTGAAAAACAGCGACGTCATGTAACTCAGCGATGCACGGCATCTGCACTTCGATAAAGAAATCTTCACCAAACACTCCCTTGAATTCTTTTAAATATTCAATTGCCGTCTTGTCGGCTCTACTACGCGGATATTTCTTTCCATCTTTAATATTATTTTCAATGTCTAGCCGCAGTTCATATGATAACGGACCATTAACACACCCAGATAAAACAATTAATCCTTCTTTGAGTTCGCATAATCTTTCAAACCAAATACGAGGTTTGCCAATATATGAGTGTTCCCAAGCCAACGTTGTTAATTTAATCAGGTTAGAAACACCGGTAGAGTTCTTTGCTAAAACGGTTAAGTGCCGATTACGCATAATACGCTGTTTAAGACTATCAGGTAATAAATCACGTTTTTTTCCTGATTCTTCAATTTTCTTACGCAAAGTCTCATAGGCATTGAAATATATCTCAGAACCACTTATATACTTCAAACCTCGTTTCTTGAAAGCAAAATGCATATCTGGAAAAGATGCCATGTGGCCATGCTCTGTAGCGGCCATGGCTGGAAAGCCAAGCTTCGCACAGGCGTCTGCATATTGTTCTGCTGATGGTACTCCGTCTAAAGAGCTGAATAAAGAATGCACATGTAAATGCGCAAATTCTTTGGGACCATTATACTGAGATGGTTCAATTTCTTCCAACATATTCTTATTCTTGCGTCCTTAAACAGTCTCCTCGGCAGAATGGGCATAACCATTTATCACCAACCAATTGCAAATCGTTCGTGGCCTGATTACATCCTTCACAATCATAAATACGACCTGGAAAGTCGAAATGGTCATGTTCATCTTCACAAGCCATGATATGCTCCGTCAAGATGCCGATGCAGCAATAAGACACCCTTCTGCTACAGCAAATAATGGGTCTTTACATCTCTTCACTTTATTGACTTCAAAAGGCATCTTCTCTTCTTTAAATAGTTGTGATACCATCTCTTCAAAACCGGCTGGACATGATGTTCCACCAGCCATGAATACGTCAATGGGCTTATCTATACGAGCATTTGTTTCGTTATCAATAAACCCTTGCACAATGCCACGTATTACGTTTTGAATCAAAATGCGATAATGTAAAATAATATCAAGTTCAAGTCGTGTTGTGTAAGCCTGCGTCAAATCGATTTTCTCTTTCATCCTGCATACTGTAGTCGGCGTCTCTGCCGATTTCTTACGCAGTACTTCAGTGTCATATCCATGCCGCTTTGCGACTTCGGTATCAATCCAATCGCCAGCACCAACCCAGCTAAATGAATAAATCTCATTTCCCCAAAGAACATAACTGACAGTGACAGTGCCAGCACCCCAAGAAATACCGATACCAGTAGCATCAGGTGTCTCTTTAAGCACTAATGCATGCGATTCTTTTATGGAAGAAGTTTTAATACTCGATATGGTTTGATACCCAGAAATAATCAAATTTAAAACTTGCTGATGGTAATCAATGTTACTCGGTCGATTCAACGCTTTAGCTGTAGTACAATAACATAGTTTGATTTCCGGTTCAAACTCACCAGCATCATGTTCAGCCATAGATAGCAAACCCTGCACAATGCTAGATAACACCATAAGAGCCGCTTCATCAGGGGCTACACCACCCTCAGCCATTGGACGCAGTAATGTGTCATTATGTGCGTAAGCTAATTCTTCCGCGTCCTTGCCCAACACATAAATGCCGTCCTGGTTATCCAGGCGAATCCATTTTGCTGGCCGCTTAGTCCCATCAGACCGCATTTTATTTGGGTCATCAAGCATATTCTCTATGAATTTGCTTGGACGAGGAATCAAATAGTAACCATTGATTTCCCTGAGAAACACCGTTTTCTTATTGTGATAGAACGAAACAACTATGTTTTTCGTCCCAATGTCGATACCAATCGCATTCATAGTTACTCTCCTGATTGTGCAATCGTCACCCAATCCAAATACTAAAGATGATTGCTCTAATTCTTCGTCAGTATCATCTTTCACGTCTTGTGACAACTTTTGTTCCGAATCCACCTTTTGGGATTGGCGGTCGTCCAATGGAGGGGGCGAGAAGTTCTGGGGAAATATCTGGCGCGTTGAAAAATGGAGTGGCCATGGGCTGCTGGGGGGCATTAACAACTCGCGTTGTAATTCCTTGCTCTCCGGAATATGATCCGGTGGTAGCTTGCGTAATCGGTTTTTCCACGTTGCGATTAACAAGTGTATTCCTTATAAATTCTCTCAACACCACCAACACGAGTCCAAATGACACTAAAGAAATTATTAAGGCTACAATCGCGATTGCTAACGCTATTATGTCCATAATAATTACTCTGACAGCTCGGTATTCTTTATGCCGCCCATGTACTCATACCGCAACAAAGAAATATTCCATTTCTTTAACGACTCCAATAACATATCATATCCCCTGTTAATGCGATTGATGTAATTTTCAGTATCTTTGTTGTCAGGCCAATATTTTCCCTTATTATATTGTGGAACTAATGTGGTGTGGCTACGACCATCTGGAGAAAGCTTCGCATCACAACCAAATAAAGAGATTGATTTTGCACCGAGAAATGCAGCTATGTGTATGGCCGTGTGGACTGTCGAAGCATGATGAAAGAATGGCTGATCTTTATTATTGAGACAAGAATTGCTATCTTGCGGCCCTAAATCAAAAGTTATACAATCAGAAAATTTTGCTGATGGTTCTATAGACGTTTTACCAGCACCAATTTTCAGTTTCTTTGGTATAAGTAGTTGACTCGAAAGATAACGCTTAGCATCGATTACAGCTTCTGCCGGTTTTAAATCATGGAACACAACATAATCACAATTGAATATCAAGGAGTTGTAATTCACACCAATCACAATATCGAAATCATCTAATATACCGTTCGTAACATGATCTAACGATGGACCAGCACCTAATATAGCAATGCGTGCGTTTGCGTGCTTATTTTTCAATAATTCTATTCCATGTAAATCTGGTAAGAAATTATCTAAAAACCATTGAAAAGGTCTTTTTTGAATTCGATCACGTATAGCGATTCGTTCTGAAATATCCCCAAATTTAATATCTCCCGGCTTCTTCCTGATAGATTGATAAAATAACTTTTTATAATCATCAAACCAAACTTCCGCTATTCTTGCTTTATTTGCTTCTAGCGTGGTCGTATCGAATTCATAATTAAACTTGTTTTTGAACCAGTGTGCAACCACAGAATCACGAACTATCTCAACAGTTCCACCAGCTAACCATGTCCGAAGTGAAAATTCGATATTTTCACATCCCCATTTATACATCCCAGTATCAAAACCGCCAATCTCGTTCCACCATTGTTTGGTAAATGCAAAACAATGACCGGCTAAAGCTGGTGTCATATCAGATCCATCATCTGATATCCAATTAAAATCAAGATTCCAGCGCCAACCAGTTTTGGCATAAGCCGATGTTGTTTCCATCCAAGTAGGTGCATCAAGCCCTCTTGTAAGCGGTACAGCGACACAGTTATATCGCTCTCCTAAGCGTTTAACAATAGGTAATAGCCAATCAGATGCCACTTTAATGTGTGGGTCCATTGATACTATCACAGGAGATTTCACAGCTTCGGCAGCAATATTCCGTGATCTAATTAGTCCTTCTCGCATATTATTTCGAATAATTCTAACTTTAGGTCTATCTATCACAATAGGAATTTTACTACAATCGTCAACTATGATAAATTCATCAATGAGGCCCGGCATCGTTTTTTCTATGATTGTATCTATTGTTTTCTCGATATATTCCTCGTTTAGTGCAGACATAATAATTGTCGCTGTCAGCATCAATATCTCCTAAATGCAAAGTGTTGTATGGCCAACATTTTCAAATTGAATACCCCGTTTTTTCAATTCATTAATTACCGCACTCATTACTGTGCGTTGGCTATCAGAAATAGTTCCAGGCTTCGATGTATGGTAAAAATAATGCTTACCAATACTATTAAATCCACAGCCGTATAATACGATCTTAGTTGCGCCCATAACATAAGCTAGTTGTACAGCACAGCAACTTATTGTGCCACCAAACATCAAATAATTCATGTCCGGTTTAAGTCTGTCTGATTTATACCATTTATACATAAAAGTTAAATGTGGCTCTATGGGTAATGGTAAGACGATATTATTTTGCTTCGCAGTAACAACCGCTGCCCGCGTTATGGTTGGAAACAAAACATCTGGATACAAGATTTTATCTGGTGCAGCAGTTAATTTAGCTATGACTCTAATTTTTGAACAGTCAATACTAAACCAATCATATGTCGATGATCTAACATCACCACATATAAAATAGTCGAACTTCTTACCTAATTTAGCAGCACCATTAACACCTATTGAAATATCACACTTACTCTTGATAAATTCGACCGCTGTTGGCCCAGAACCAACTATAGCAATCGTGGCACCCTTGTGAATGTTGTGAAGCGATTTAATCATATCTCTAAGAATACAGCGCTATGCACACGCAATAATGATATCCGCACCACTACCATCAGGTACTGATCCATTTCGCGAATCTTTAGTTATACTTCCAATCGATATAAAAGTACCAGACGGTATAGTCATGCCATTAACAGTTATATTACCTGTACCAATGTTATATATTGTGACATTAGTCGTAGTTGGATCGCCACTGTCGCATCCAGATGCACCTACCGCGCTAAACCTATTATACCAAAATTGGAAAGTATTGCCAGTACTATATGAACCAGTTATTATCTCTGGTGGAACAACGCCAGCACATCCAACGTGCGCATCAGTATTCAGTGTAAGACCACCAGTGCTCGAATTGCCATAATAACACACAGCAGTACCACATTTGCCATACAAATCAAAATCAGTATTCGTAGACCAATTTAGCTCGGCTGTAATGGTATAAGCGCAAGCACCCGTAGCACCCGTAGCACCCGTAGCACCTGTGGCACCTGTGGCACCCGTAGCACCCGTAGCACCCGTAGCACCCGTAGCACCTGTGGCACCCGTAGCACCCGTAGCACCCGTAGCACCCGTAGCACCCGTAGCACCCGTAGCACCCGTAGCACCTGGGCGACATCTAGTATACGCAATCCAGCCGTTACCATATTGTGATATCGGTGTACTACTATCCGGTTCCGGACAATAACAGCCAGTAGTACATGGATTTATGATTTTAGTCCAACTTCCACCACCAGGAGACATATACCATTCACAATTGCCTGGGCATATTAGTACTCCTGTGGCACCCGTAGCTCCCGTAGCACCTGTGGCACCTGTGGCACCCGTAGCTCCCGTGGCACCTGTGGCACCCGTAGCTCCCGTGGCACCTGTGGCACCTGTGGCACCTGTGGCACCCGTAGCACCCGTAGCTCCTGTGGCACCTGTGGCTCCTGTGGCACCTGTGGCACCTGTGGCTCCTGTGGCACCCGTAGCTCCTGGTCGAGTAGTTGCACCAATAGCACAAGCCAATACAGAATAGCCTAAACAACTAATAACACCACCCAAATTGATATCAATACTAAATTGTAATGCAACACCACTCACGCCAGAATATGAGAATGATAGTGATGAACCAATAACGGAATATTTCTTACCACCAGTTATTGTACTGTTGTTAGTACATGCTGCAGACCATGATACCGAACATGAATTAGCATCTGGATAGTCTGGACATGACTCGCTGCTAATTGATTTTGCTTCTTCACAGATCGAATTAAATTGTGTACTAAATGTAATTGTTGCTGTTGTAGAACCACTTTCCGTGTTTGGTACGTTAACAGTTACATCGTAATGCTGTAATGTGCCGTCAACTACACAATCGAAACCTTGACATGATGGATTTGCAGACGAATCAGCACCGTATGGTAAATTTATTTCTAGATTAGTATCAAGATAACTAGGACAATCACATGGGCAACATAATTCCGTAACTGGCGGCATAATTGGCTCAATAACCAACACTGGACAACTACCAGTAATATCATTTACGTTCGAACAAAAGAAAAAATCTTCCTGACAACATCGTTGGCCTGGAAATTGAGGCTCAATAATTGGCCATGGGTAACGTGTATCTCTGTTAGTAGTGGAATTTGCTTGTCTCCAAGCTACTATAGATGCTGGCGTAAAATCTTTCCAACTGAACTGATTAGATTGATGCTGCGTCCAGCACGCCTCTATTGGTGTCCATTCAACAAACTGCAATTCAGGTATCGTAAATTGTTTTTCTGCAAATTGAAATCGCGCAATGCCTTTACAATTATCAGTAGTAGTCCGCACAGATGCAAATGACAAGTCATTAACCGTTTTAAGAATAGTCGTGTTTGTCGTAGTGCAAACATGTGAAATTGCCAACTTTGATACACAGTTATTTAGAAATAAAGAATCGGAAAAGAAATAAACGCTCGATTTCAAGCTACTAAAACGCAATGAAATGATTGCTTTGGTAGCTTCAACTGCATCATCTATTAAATTACTTTCTATTACTTCAAAAAAGCCACTACCGTCTATACCTTGTGGCCCCTTCCGACCAATTTCATTGGCTTTGTAGTACCAATTGTCATCAGACCATTCATTAGATATTAATTCACCAGACAGTTTCGATGTAGTACGATCATAATTTAGGAATGAATCAATATTAACATCAAATTCTGAGTAAATTATTATAAAAGGATCACCATTAATCGGCTGTGAAATAGTCAGCGAGCTTTTAATAGAATTATTCTTAAATAGTCGTAGTGATATCGGCGTATCGATCGTAGAAGTAACGGTCGCATCAATTGTTAGTCTAGTCCCATTTATTGTTGCAAGATATTTCTGTTCGGCAGCTCCTGCCGTACCATCAGCTCCTTTATTTCCTTGTTCACCAGTCTTACCTCGTTCCCCTGGACATTTTAACTGCGATAATAGTGATAGTAACCGTGGTCTGCTTACTTCTATTCTTAAATCATTTGCTGATTCTGGTTCGAACGTGATAGTATGGTTAGAAGATTGAAATAAATAATAATATCCTGCTACATGTGGATATATTTTAAGAAAATCAAAAGTAAGCCCACCCTGAACGGCATCTGATATAGCGTTTATACGTGTGGTGATACCTGGTGAAACCAATCCATCATTAGTCTCGGTAACAACAGGTATTGATTTATATACACCGATACAAGACCATGTGTTTAATTTACTATCATATTGCCACTGATCGCCGTTACCATCTAACACGATAGTGCCATCTGCAATATCAGTACTGTTTAACGCATGACAATTCAACGCTTACTCCCTATGACGGCGATGGTGATGGCGATGGTGATGGCGACAATACTGTTGATGGTGGCGACAATGACAACGAAGGCGATGGCGACGGCGATAACACCGATGGTAAAGGTGAAAGTGAAGGCGATAATGCTGATGCCGATGGTGAAGGCGACAAACTAAGCGAGGGTGACAATGATGGTGATAACGACAATGAAGGCGACAATGACGGTTCTATCTCTAAGGGTGCCTCTACAGCCCCTGTTGTTCCTGTATCAGCCGAAGTTGCGCTAGTCGTATTTACAGTAATAGTTAATTTATAACCAAGACAACAATCAAGCTTTAATGTATTGATTTCTGCACTCGTAATAATCGTACCAGACGAGCCATTAAAATAAAATGATATGGTTCCAATACCCGATAGATGCTGAGAATTGTCGCCAGATTGCCTAGTCATTGTTGACGTTTGTGCCGACTGGTCTGTAACCATCCAACTAATCGGGCAATTCTGCTTAGAAACTGCTTCTCGTGGATCAAACGAAAATCCAGGTATTGTGTCTGTTTGTGAATTGTATAAATCCCTCGACTCATCACAAAGAGAATCATACTCTAGTTTCCAAACGACTGATGTTACTGTTGATGATTCAGTCGACACATTAATAGCGATATTATAATAATGAGATTCGCCGTTGATGCTGCAAACGGCAGCTTGTACCGATGTGCTGTTAATGTCGATCACATTTACATCTTCAAATTTATATCCACCCTCAAGTAAGAATGATATCGGACAATCGCAATCACATCCATAAGATGACGACAATGGCGTCTGCAAGTCATCAATTATACAAACGGGACAAGAGCCAGTTACGTCATTTACATTCGAACAAAAGAAAAAATCTTCCTGGCAACACAATTGTCCCGGATTGGATTCTTCAATTATGGACCACGGATAGTCTGGATTAGCGGCAGTGTTATCATTTGCCTTCTGCCATGGCATCATACTAGAGCCGACTTTTGTAAAATCCATCCACGATAATTTAGTGGCAGCCATATGCCTCTGCCGCAAACACGTGCTCGTAGGTGTCCATTCACTAAAAATAAGATTTGGTATATCTGCTGTTATCTCTGTAAGACTATACCTAACTATATTCTTACAGCTATCAGTAATAGTCTGTAAAGCCGCATATGAGTTAGTGAGAGATGTAGTTGTAGTTGAGCATATATGACCGACAGCAAGCTTAGATACACAATTTGTTTTAAATAATTCAGTACTGAAATAGTTGATTAGACCAACACCATCACCCTGTCTCAATAATATTATGGCTTTGCTTGATATTAAATCATCACCAACGGTATCTGATACAATTTCTAAAAAATTGCTACCATCGATTCCGGTAGGACCCTTTCTACCCATTTGCAAAGCTTTATAGTACCAAGACGTTGCCCCCCATTGAGAACTTGTAATTTGACCGGCCAATCGACCTGCAGAATAATCAAAAAACGTAGAATCAGAATCTATTACAACATCAGATTGTATTATTTCAAATTCAGAGTTGATAATTTCAATCGTAATCGTTGAAGTAATGGAATTGCCAGAAAAAACTCTTAATGATATTGGAGTACCCAATGAATTGTCAACAAGAACATTTATCTGTAATCTAGTCCCATTTATTGTTGCAAGATATTTCTGTTCGGCAGCTCCTGCCGTACCATCAGCTCCTTTATTTCCTTGTTCACCAGTCTTACCTCGTTCCCCTGGACATTTTAACTGCGATAATAGTGATAGTAACCGTGGTCTGCTTACTTCTATTCTTAAATCATTTGCTGATTCTGGTTCGAACGTGATAGTATGGTTAGAAGATTGAAATAAATAATAATATCCTGCTACATGTGGATATATTTTAAGAAAATCAAAAGTAAGCCCACCCTGAACGGCATCTGATATAGCGTTTATACGTGTGGTGATACCTGGTGAAACCAATCCATCATTAGTCTCGGTAACAACAGGTGAACTACCAATAGTCCCAACATTTATCCACGAATTTGTTTGTCTGTCATATTGCCATATTGTACCATATGTATCGCACACTTCCATACCATCAGTAGCTGTCTTCGGCAGATGTGCAATATTAGCCATATATTTTAATCATCTGATGATATTGCATCCAGTAATTCACCTGGATCATAATCTACCAACGGAACGGCATGATCCGTACTGTCTTCGTTTTCTGATTCTGTGGCACAACGCACACACAAAACCGTATCTGGAACAGCCTTTAAACGCTCCTTAGGTATCTTTCGCCCGCACTGTTCACAGATAATAATAATTTGTTCTATTTTTTCCATTTCGCATTACCTCCTAATACATACTTACATTTACACATAAGAAAATATAAATACATGGATACCATCAGGTTTGAACGCAAACTATTCGAATCTCTACTAAACGAGTCTATGACGACCGATGGAATAATCTACTCTATCAATAAACAACGTAAGTCAAGACAATTGAATCAATTAAGCCACAATACTAAGATAGATATCGCTGCAAAAATTCAAGCAAAACAAATGGCGTCTACAGGCGAGTTTGGACATGTTCTAAGAGGAGCAAAATATCCAACACTGGCAGATAGAATGAGAGTAACTGAATATGCTTATTCTAATGCTGGCGAGGTATTATATTCAGGAATAGATGATACAGAGACAGTAGTACAGTCTTGGCTGAATTCCAAACCCCATCGCGAAGCAATATTGCACCCTGATGTCGAGGAGATTGGTATATCTGTACAATATTCCCAAAAAGGAAGACCATATGTCTGTGCGGTGGTGTGCATTCCAATTGGAAAGAAATCAGATACAATTGAAGATATAGGCGACGAAATTTTAGAAGTCGTAAAAAGGTACGGGAAAACTGCTGGTAAGAAATTACTTATCAAAATAGCTAAATCTGACTATATGAAAGAGATAATCAAATCTCCAATAATTCAAAAGATTATAGCAATATTAAGATAAAACTGCGGTACTAATAAGATGAAATGGAATCGCCCGCTTTAATAAACTTAGCCATCTCCTCAGGCGTTGCATGTTTAGCGCAGAACATATGGTGATTGAATACATCGGGCTTGTGTTTAATGAATCCGACAGTCATCGCCTGTTCATTGCAACCTTCGGATTCGCATTTTTCCTTTGGCCATTCTCGCATGATTGGGGTGAATTCGATACCTTGGATCAGATACAACCGCCAATGCTCACGAGCCTCTTGTTCCGTCGTATGACCTGGACAATCAGATGCACATAATCCGACAGGCCATATTCGATCACCATTTCTACATGTGTAGTGAAATAAGCCAGTGGATTTACCATCTTTGATAATCTCACGTGGTTGGTAGTAGTTCATTTTGAACTCCATAACAATTTATAATGACCAGCACCCCATAATCTACGATATTTATTGTTGAACATGTTTATTGATTCCGATAGCGTCGGATCAAATGCCTCTAATCTATTTGATAATTTATGTTTTTGAAAATGCTGTCTGCTAAATAATAGGTCTTTTTTGACATAACAATAATCGGGTTTAGTTTTCAATACGACAGTAAATCCGTTGTGTTGATAAGAACTAGCAGACGAATATCTCCTATCAGCATAGCTCATGATTTGTTGTATACCTATTTGTTTCACAGCATATTTCAATAATTTTGTAAACCCACCAGCAACACTATGACCACATAGTACAGCGTATCGTATTAATTCATATTGATATTTAGGGTGTCTTGATAGTGACATGACTGCCAGTAAAGCATCATTGTATTTTAACCCAAAATGCCATGATGCTTTACGCCCACCTTGTAGATGATTTTCATCCATAAATTTCACAGCGTCTATATTATCAAGCCCAACGATATGACATTTACGTGCTTGGTCTCGATGACTTAACTGCAAATTGTGACTTATCATTGAACAAACAATTTTGTTTTTACCGTACCATTCGTAATCCCAAAATTGCAGTAGTCGCACACCGGCAGATTCAGCAGCATTTGCTTTATACATGTGCTTTAGTTTCTGTTTTATTGTTTCTGGTGCACCGTATGAATGACGATAAATACCATGAAACTCAATAGCTAGTTTATGTGCAGGAATATAGATATCTGCCTCGTATGGTTTTAATATATTTCTGTCGTTTATAACTAATTGTATATTCAAAGCAGTTAAGAATTCAACTAACTGTTGGTGGCCCTTTGAAACAGAATTAGCCGAAGCACACTTCTGACATCCGCACCCATTTAAATGATCTGCTGGTGTTTGCGTAAAAAGACCATGTTTTTCACATCCTATTAAAATTTTATGTCTGCATCCTGCATATTCAGCCTCATCGTAATGATATTTATCATTGTGAACGTTACGCGCTTTTGCGGTGAATTCTTCCTTAGTACTCATCAAAGATGTTGATATGGCTCTCCTATACTCATCCGATTGCCGCTGCAAAAGAATGGCTGACTTGCGTTCCTCGTCTTGCCAATAACTAGCTGCTAATTTTGCGTTTGTTATTTTAATATCTACCGGAACCGTCATCATACCAGCAATAACAGAGGCAGAAAAAGTGGGGTTGTTAACCCTTTGTGCAGCCAGTTTTTGATACACCTCTTTGTTTGTGGCTCTATTTAACTTGGCGGCACATCGTTTACATCGGACATATCCATCTCTAATAGCCCTGCGTTGCATTTGTCTTGGTTTGCCACAATCAATGCAGTTACATATTACGATATCAGTGTTTTTGGGCTGTGCTGCATATTTCGCTTTCATTACATCAGACTTGAGTTTGTTGGCATTATCAGACGCACATTTGCCGCATAACACAATACCAGACTTGTGCAAAGTCTTAAAATAATTTGATATGGTCTTACTACTTTTATCGCCACATTGTGGGCATGTAAATATTTTACGTTTAGCTGCCATATACTACATTTGATTGACGGCATTAAAATGGAATGTCGTCGTCCTCTGTTGGTTTTGATCGGATTTCTTGAATTTCCGATTTAAATGCCTCGCCATAATTAACAGCGTCTTTAAACCACGATGGAATCATACTAGCTGCTTCTAACATAAATCTGTTGAAAACTTCATCAAGCACATAAGTGTGTGCCCAGTCAGTCTCACTTCGAATACTGCGACCGCATGATTGGATAAGTTTCAAGGCTGTCAACCACTGATAATATCGCCGATCAAGCTCCATTCTTCGCATAAGTTGTTTATTGTCCATGAAATTAGGCCATGGTACTTTACAAATCAACTGTACCCTACTTAAATCACCACGCAAATCCAAACCTTCATGCAATGCCGGTGCTACTATGATAGTATTATCGCTATCATTATGCCTCCGTAGCATGTCTTCTTTTGTAGCAAATCGTTTTTGATATAAAAATCTATGGCGATGTCGCGACTTTTCCATCAGATAATCAGCAATAGCAAAATTGTGCGTATGAATGATACCACGATCATTCTCATATCTATTTAAAATCTGATCTGTCTTTGCAACTAACTTTGGAGCCCATTCGTTCATTTTAGCAGGACCGCCAACTATTCTAGCTGCACTATCGACAATTATTGGGCGATTCTCGACTGGGAACCTATTCTTCATACGATATGCAGCTACTTGGTTCCTTGGTATGCCCAAAGAATAGCAAAATATATCAACGTCTAATATTGTCGCACTCATCATCAAAACATTCGAGCCATTATTAAACATCAATTTGTGGGATTTCGAATGTACAAAAATTGGCTTCAAAACAACAGAGCGATGCGTATGGCGATTTTTCTCTTTACCTTGCTCGACGATTTTGAATTCGGCAACCCAATCTTCACCTTCTTCTATGCTAGCGTAAAAAGCATTAATTTTACGAACTAGGCCCTCGTACTCATCAGCTGTTTCAGTGTCCTCAGCCTCTTCGGCTTCATCTACAATTATCTGTATTTTGGATAATATATTGTTGTCTTTGAATGACATATAGTATTCTTGCGGCATTTCATATTCTTCAAGCTTATATCCAAGCTTCTGTAGTCGCTTATCATCAATAGTTATTGATATAAAATCAAGAAGTTGGGGCTCTGCCTGGTGACATTCATCAATAATTAATAGATCGCGTACCGAGAATCTTTGCGCGATGGCTCTTTGATATAAGAAACTACTATAATTCATAATTGCCACCTTGGCAATCATTGTCTTAGCTATTTGCTTATAATAAGGGCACAAACTGTGATGCATAGCATTGAATGTTTTCTCTGCATAAGACTCGTTTTCACCCGGTTTATACGGAAAACACAATTCGCAACGACGAGCTTTATCCTTTTTGCGACAGTATCCTTTATCACAAGTTGGAGGCGCATCTAACAATCTATCCAAATCCTTTTGGAACATCGCTTTTCTGGCAACAGCATTCTTACCAAAGTTCCCATAGAAGGCACAGGTATAGGCTGATCGTCCCTTCAGGTCGACGACTTCACCGCTACCGAAATCTTTCATTATCTGTGTCTGCAGAACTTTCTGAACGGTAAGGTAATAGCTACTTGTAAAGAATTTCGCAACAGCCATACCAATAGCCGACTTACCTGCACCAGTTGGTGCTTCGAGAACGACATACTTCTTACCAGACATGAATGCTTTGAGTATAAATTCGATACATTCAAGCTGGCCTTCTCTGAAAGTATCGAATGGAAAATATTCCGGTATTTTGCTTAGGTCGAATTCTAATTTCATTTTAAATAGTTGGTTTTATGCCCAACAACACCTGTGTATTCCGTATAAATTCTCTATCAATTGGTTCCAAAATCTCAGAGGATATTTTTGCAAGTTTCGCACAACTTGTGCATAGCATGCGAGAACCATCTAGATACTTCACTTCAACAACACCGTCGTTTTGACAGCTAAAATTTCTCGATTGGCATCTCATCCAAATTCAAATACTTTATGTAGTAGTAGCTATATCAGAAGCTACCGCTTTACTCCATTTTACCCATAAATCTTTTATCGATTCTAAGTATTTTAGTGGTAACTCAACTTCGCCGTTTTTCTCTAACGCTGCAAAGCTTCCAAATTTAACTAATTTCCTAGTGTCTATATCGTGAAAAGAGTGAGCCCATTCACAGAATCGCAACCAAGTCTCTTTGCTTGTGTCAATGTTGTTTAAGGCACTCTGTAGATTTTCATTAAACATAAATCACCTCTCATAAAAATTTGACATGACAAAAATAGCAATTATTGCCGACGTTCATCTTGGATATTCAGGACGTAATAATGACATTTTGTGGGCTTTGAGAACTGTTAGAAATTATTGCCATAACCATGATATCGATATTGTCATAGTTCTCGGTGATCTTTTTCACGACAGACAACATCTATCTATAGAAATACTTTGTGGAGCTTATGATTTTTTCAAAGAAGCGAAAAATGAATATAACCAACAATGGATTGCATTCCCAGGTAATCACGATATGTTCTTAAAACATAGCTGGGACATTAATAGCATCCGTCCACTTGGTGAGCTTCTGACTATTATCGACACAGTCAAGATTTTAGAAATTGATGGCAGAAGATATTGGATATTGCCATTTGTATACTCCGAATCAGCATATATGCGGATTCTAGAGCGAATAGAAAAACAAGCGAGTAAAGAAGACGTGTTGCTTACGCATGTCGGAGTTAATAACGCAATCCAGAATGTATGCTTCTTATTACAAAGATGGTCAATGGTAACATTTATTCAAAGCAAGTTTGATCGCGTGTATGCCGGACATTTCCATCTTTGTCAACATGTGCATAATAATCTTTGGTATCCTGGTAGCATCATACCTTTTAAATTCGACGAAGGTGATACTGAACATGGATTCTTTGTTTTCGACCAAGACAAAAACGAACATGTATTCATTGATGTTTTCGCAGAGAGTAGATTATCAGCACCAAAAATAGCAACACCACCTCAATTTTGTACATTCGCCGAAGAATTTCTCGATAAAAAGACAGAAACTGACGTAACTGGTAATATTATCAGAATAGCCACGACTAGAGACTATACACCAAACGAAACACAAGAAATACGTGAACACTTTATGTCAATGGGTGCTAAGAAGGTTACTTTTATTAACCTATCTGATGATGAAGCACCGAATGCGAAATTATTGGAATTTGAACCAATAAAAATAGAAGATTTGTTTGCTAGGTGGTTCGATCAAGACTTACGCAATGCAAAAGATTTACGACGCAATTTAGCAATCAGATTAAATCGAGAAATAGTTGACGAAGGCAACGAATTATACTCTAAACGAATGGACCCAGATGCCATCATTTAACGAGCCAACGCTTACATTTCGAACGTTATACCTAGGTAAGATTACTATTCCAGCATCAATCATTGTAAAATGGACCGAACGTTTAGATGTGACTGACAGGCTAGAGCATTGTGCGGAGATCACGTTAAGAGATGGTACGTTTTTAATCGCTACCGACAGAATGACGCACAATGCGCGAAAAAACAAGAAAAATTGGCATCACTGTTAGTTCTTCTTTTTGCTCGGTTTCTTAATAACATTCTTTTCCGCCACAACTGGCGCGTACTTGCGGAAGCATAATAAATTATTCGTAAACCATCTCATAAAATAACCATCGAAGCAATATTCTAGACATTTGTTTTGCAGATCCAACTCATGAATAAGTCCTAAATTCTTAAATTTATCACACCAATATTGCTTGGGACGACAATTGATATGCCCAACTCCACCTTGCCCAGGTTGTGCTGCAGTCCAAATAAGAATGCCGTTAGGTGAGAGACAATCGTAAATTTGTTTTGCGATCTGATCAGAATATTGTGGGTCAATGTGCTCCGCAACTTCTAAACAGACGACCAATGGTTTTTGATACTTACCATTTAACCTCAAAAGGTCCTCAACAAACAAATTTTCTTCATTATCGATACGTGGATCAATATCAATACCTATGCAATTGACGCCGATATCAGTCATCGCATAGGTATAAGTTCCGGGACCACATCCGATATCAATGACATCATTCGGGTTAATGACCTCTTTAATCCAAGTAGCCAACCGATTTGCGAACGGCCTCTCTTCTAAAGCTACCTGCTCGTAATCGATCTGCTCTTTTGTGATAACCGGATATATTTTTTTATTGAAGCCTAATTCGGTGCGATTTGGTTTCGGCTCATACCAGCCCTGCTTACCGTGAATGTCGAGAACAGATTCGAAGAATTCTTCGTACATCCCTGCAACTCGTTCCATTGAGAAGTTGTTTAACGCCCACTCGCGACAGATGTGTGGGTTGATTTTATGAATATTTTTGGCAGCCCAAACAAACTGTTCAAACGTATGGCAGCGATAGCCTGTTATGCCGTGTAGATTATTCTCAGTGAAGGCACCCCAGTCTGTTGTGATAGTCGGTGTTCCAGAGAACAAGCTTTCAATTTGAACACCGCCAAAAGGTTCATTATATTGACTGGCTAAGATCAAACCCTTTGCGCGTGCCATTAATTTCTTACGCTTATCGATATCAGCATAGCCGACAAATTCAACATGTCCATCATCAGCAAGCTTATATTCTTCATCTCTCTGCCCCGCTACCACAAGTTTAGCTCCAATAGCTTTCGTTACTTGTTCCGCGATATGAATCCCCTTACCAACATAAACGCGACCACAGAATAGGAAATAGTCATCTTTTTCAGCTGAAAATTCAAATTCATCTGGATTAAAGTAATTCGGAATGACGACGTCATACCAATTCTGCATACAAGTACCGACAGATTGTAATCCGTAAAAAGCGTGATATATAGCATACGACTCGAAAATCTTGTACTTTGCCCAATGGCCACCAGCATATCCAATACCTGGCTCAACGCAAATCAGATCAGGATGAGCATCACAAATCGGCCTATGCCCGGAGCCCCAAAAGGGCAAAATGAAATCGTTTTTCTGTTTTCTGATACCGATTTCTGCTATCGCATTTCTATTGAATGTTGTATAAGCGTGGTCATTTGTGTCGAATTTAAAGAAATGCTTGCGCCAATCATGATCGCCGTAAGCTTTTTTCCAATCTTCGTTTGTTAAAACCGGCACATGTTCTGAGCACTGTAAGTCTGAATCTTCATGGCCATAGTGGATGACGGTATGTCCGCGATCGGTCATCATTTTGGCAAATTTGACGACTTTCTGCGTATATGCACAGGCAACAAACTCTTTGGATGAGACTGTATGTTGGAGTCCCATTATATGAAAACGCATTTTATACTCCTTGAACGGATTTTGTGATTCTTTTAAATACTCAGTATTGTTTTAGTGTATTCAAGAAATTCTTAACATCGCCACTAGGCATCTCTATTCTTGTAAACGATTCTGGATATAAAACGCTAAGTATGGTATAAAACGCTTCTTCTGTGCCCATATATTTATTTTGAATGGCCCATTCTATTTCAGAATAAAATAATGGTGTCACATGTTGGATTTGCTGTTTCGTTCCACCAAATAGTGTGGCTCGACAGACGTAATTTGGATTCCTGGTGCATCGCTCAATCATCCCATTAATATTATAGCCGTGTATCTCAGCATTCGTATAGTATGGATATGATGTAATGAAAAATTTGTCTTTTGGTATTCTCGTAAAATAGAACTGATTAAGATCATCAGATATGTGAAAACTATTACATATACCAGAGTCGATCCAATAAAAATAACTACTATTATTAGTTCTGGTGGCGGCATCTAACATACGCTGTTTCATCAACGTCATAGCAACATAGTGCCGCGAGCTTATAACACTGTCCTTCATCCATGCGGATTGGGTATCCCAACCGAAACTAGAAACAACATCAAGCACACCTTGAAAATAATCACATGCTTCGATATCGGTAGTATTGAACTTAACAAGAGTTAAATCGTGATTACCTCGTAACTTTTTCATTAATTCGAAATGTTTTTCATCACAGTGTAGAATTAAACGATGCCTAGTATTTAGTATCTTCTTGACACCCTCTAAGTAATGAGTCTCAAAATCTCTGTCGTTTCTACCAAGATCAACTAACATAGAAACAAGAGTGATGTCATGCGGATGACGGTAGCCTTTATCAAGAAAACGATAATTGAACTGTGGATAAATCCTGTCGTGTTTCAGTTCATTCGGAATATAATCCTCTGGTGTTTTGGTATCATCCGGCCTTCTACCAGCAATCGCACTGCAATCGTCCCCAAGATGTCTTACATATTCCTGGCCGCCTAAGAATACTGCTTTATATCCTAACGCTAAAAATTTCCTATCAATATTCCATTCGTTATGCCATTTCTCAACACGACCAAGCCATATCAGATCATCACGTCGTTTGAGATTAGGACTGCCAACCCACCCATACCAAGCCAGATGATAATCTGTTATTGTCCAGGGTTTCTTGTTATAGTAAGAGACCTTTGTGCCGTCATTAGCCGTGAATGTAATTAAATTCTTATCGTAAGCTTTGATCCCTTGCCATTCGAATGTTCGCCAAGAAATATCGACAGTGCCGATATTTCTATACTTTTGCAGTATACGCTTAGAATCAATTAGATAACCGGGTTTTAGAAATTCCCAATCGTCTTCTAAATAGAAAATGTATTCGGAATCGCAATATGATACCATGAAATCCATAGCCCACCACTGGCTACGATTTCTAGGGAAGCAAATAACATCACAATAAGTGCCATATTCTTCTACAAGCTTTTCAAAAACGCCCTCAACTGCACTATCGTCGACTATCACCATCTTGGTTGCGTAGTCTCTTGTGGCTATAAATGATGCCAATGTTTTTCTTAGAACGTCTAGCCTATTACAACTCAAAACGAATGTTGTAGTATCTGAATCTGGTTGTTCTACTGTATGAAACTTAGCTTTGTTCATGCTTTTCCTCTATTTGACCAGTTCAAAATAACATTCTACTGAACCAATATGTTATATACATATTGATTGTGTCGAGAGAACGGTCAAAGAGTCTAAGGTGTGGCAGATTCGCCAAGAAAAGCTTTGTAGTGATTTTTAGCTATATCGAAATAATGTGGTGGAATTGCGGTACCTTGTTCTAGTTGCTCAGCCATCTGTCTAAGATAAGTAATGGTCGAATTTAGAGCCTGCTGCTTGGTCATCTGCCCAAAACCCTGGACCATAATAAGCGGGGACTCATTGACGTCCTCAGAAATCATCCTAGAAAGTTCACTAATATCATCGTTTGATAAGTTGAGTCCAACCATGATTTTTAGTTGTCCAAATGGCTCAGTGCAGAGTCGACAGAATTGAATAATTGACGAATGACTTTCTCGTTGCCATCCTTCGTACCGGCGAAATGAGCCAATACGGTATTATTATCTAAATTGTCAAAATTCTTATCTCCCCACATATGTGATCCTTTTAATGAATCATGCATGAGGTACCTAGCTAAATTATCATCTACTACGAATAAATAGGTGTGATTTATTACTGGTTTATGCAATTTGAACGGTATGCCAAACGAGCCCAACCACACTTTGACATATTTTTGGGTTGATGCTGGTAATTCACCAAGATTGACATCGACGAGATTTAACTGTCCACTCTCTACTATTTCGTTGTATCGATTTATTGTGTCTTGTACGCGATCAATCTTACCCATAATATCTCCAATAGTGTCGTCTTCTATTTATAATTTGATTGACTCGTGCTATTATAACATATGTCAAAGGTCGAACGCTATTTCCGCTTAGCCAAAACAATAGCTGTCAAGGGGGATACTCCTGTAATCAAGCGTAACCATCGTCTTGGTGCAGTCGGTATTAGAAGCGATGGTGTAATCGTGACTGCAAGTAATATACCTTGCAGAGATTTATATGCAATGGCGCATGCTGAAGCCAGACTGGTTAAGAAGTTGAATTATGGATCAGAAATATTTGTAGTTAGAATACTCAGTAATAATACTCTTGGCAATGCTTGTCCGTGTATCAAATGTCAAAACGCAATGAGACTTAGAGGTATACGACGCGTATATTATTCAATCTCAGACGACAAATATGGCGTAATAGTCTTCGCGAATCTACGCTGATTCTGGTTTTTGAATAGCCCAAGATTGCCAATCTTTTGGGTATTCTTGCGTTAAAAGCAATGTAAGATTGTTATCAGCAACAAACTTGTCGACATCCGGCTTCACATTAGACCACAATTTATAAACATAATCGTGGCCACACAACCATCCTCTTGATTTTATTTTTGGCCACCATGCAGCTATATCTTCTGCCGCTTTCGTATGGTCGGCATCGATATAAATAATGTCAAGGCTCTTATTTGGAAACTTTGCAGACACGGCAAGAGAAAAGCCTTTAATAATTTGGATTCTATTATTATTAGCGAACCTGTCGCGAACATATTGGTAGTTAGTGTCGTGATCAGACTTCGCCGCACCATCTTTCTCTTGCCAGACTGTTCCGGGTTGTGATTGCCAAGAATCGATTAAATAGAGCATTGATGGATCGTTTTCTGCTAAAATCGTTGCAGAGAAATCACCACGCAATACACCAACTTCTGCAACCATCCTACAATGCGGAAGTGAACGCATCAAACTAGTTCTATCAGACAAATTAAGATTGTGCATGTTACCCTCGGTTAATCATCCATGATTATATACCCTATTGAGTGTGAGTTGCTATAAACTCCTCGGATGACATCCAACGTTTGTGCTCGACAGACAGGACCTTTGAGAAAGCACCGATAAGAGTCGGGTTGTGTACAGCGGCGATGATTTGGTGATTCGTTGCTCGCAGCTTCGCGATAATTTTGTGAATTGATCTGATACTTAAAGCCATATCTGGTTCATCTAAAACAAAACATTTCTTCGTATCAGATTGTTCCCCTAAGACGTCAAACAAGGCAAGGACGCAATTACCATGCGATTGAAAACGCATATACACATCAGCAGCGAATTCAATATGGGCCTTAGTTCTTGGATTGTCGCGTTCAAAATCGAATATCCGCAGTTCGACCGTGCCTTCGCATTTCAGGTCAGCTATATTCTTTAACTCTGTCTTTTGGTTGATTCCTTTTCGAAATAACGTAAGAATAGAACTCTTACCCGTTCCTTGGTCGCCAACTAGTAGATTAACACCGGGCTCGAACTCAAAGAAGTCACCCTCTTTGAAGCATCGCCAATCTGTTTTGAATTTAATTGATTTGATCATGATAAAAAAGTGCCCCAGTGGACATATCCGGTCCACCGGGGCTAGTGTAATTGTATTACTACAATCGTGCACCGAATTACAGAGACCAACTTTTCCGTTTAACCACCCTATAGTCACCTAATAGTGAAATACAAGGAATTTTCGACCCTTGAGTTTTATACCCATGTGTAATGCGATTATACGACGACCGCAGGTTAGTATTCTGCCCGCAAGAGCGGTCGGCCTGAGTTGCACAGGCATACATGGTTGGTTTTGGTCGAGGACTCGATTTGGTCTCCGGTGCGATGTTAAACTTGTAGCGGTAATCTGAACCTTAGTGGACTGGGACCTGCCTCTAGCCGCTGGGCTACCCCCGCGTGTTTTGATTAAGTGCGGGGACCAGGATTCGAACCTGGGCTGTGGGTTTTAGTCCGTCAAGTTGAATTTGAGATTGAGACTACGCTACTTTAATAACCCATGACCAATCAGGTCAGGGTGTATCGTTGACCTGTATTTCACAGTTGGTGATTGCAGGTATCGAAAACGTAGCCAAGGAAATTCTTGGCTACTGAAATGTCTTTCACTTCAACGCTGTTCGCTTCGCCCCTCGCAGTTCGAACTGCCTCTTGTAGCTTGACGATGCGAGCAAGCATTGCGCGGCGGTCGGTGTCGGGAACACCACCAGAGTACTTGATCGTCGACCAATAACCAACCGGGACGTCTTCCATCCAAGTCTCGACTTGAGCGGGGTGCTTGTCGGTGGCGTCGTACTTCACGTTGTTGCGCGGCACCTTCTTGGTCCGAATCGATTCGGACGCTTCGGTGGTGTAGTCGCCGCTGTCGCCGTTCTTCGACCACTTCTCAGCCGGATCGAGAACCGGGAACTTCGCGACGAAGGTGTGCAAGTCGGTGAGTTGCTTTTCGAGGAACAACAAGTGGGTCGCCGGGACCTGGCTGATAATGGTCTTGCCATCAACAATCACGTCGGCGAAAGCCGTTGTGTTCGCGATGTCCTGGGTGGCGACGATATCGATAACGTCGGTCAGAATGGTTCTGGCCCGTTCGATCGATTCCGAAACGCGGATCTGAACCAGCTTCGCCTCCGAAGGTAGCTTCTCGCCTTCGTCGTTGATTGGCCGGTAATTCCGTGCGATGCCGTTGAGCAGGTCGGTCTTCTGATGTAATTTGTGCAGTTCGGTTAAACCCGACACTGCTCGCGCCTTCTTGCCATCAGCAAGCGCGATAATTTGATGTAGTTTGGCCATTTGGCTATCTCCATAGTTTGAAACTGAAAAGTGTGTTTTAGCACGACAAACGTAGTTCATTAACTTCGGCGATAAGATACCGAAGGAGCATCCGCATTCGGGCCACCAGGACCCTCTTTGATGTGGTCCTTTGTTGTGTGGTCTGTCTCTGGTTCTGCAATACCTGGGCCGACGACCTCAAGTTGGATGGTATCAATCCAACAACCATCAACAAGTTTTCCGTCTTTATCAACAGGTGGTTTCACAAGCCATTGTACACAGCCGTTAATATATTCCGTTCTGCCGGTAACAATTCCACGTAGCCCGGTAACGCGGTCTCTGACTTCGACACGCATCCTGACAGATTCAGTAGCCATGATTTTCCTTCGTAATTCTTCGGAAATTGTGTGCGAACGATTGTAATAAAAAGACGCTGGTGGTAGCCGGAGCTTCATAACAAATCTTTACCACCCAATTGGGTGGTAAGTGAACGAGCAATTATTTACTCGAATTGTTGGCACCAGAATGGAGACCCACTTGGAGAGGCATATCCAGTAAACCCGGCTTTAGTATAGCTTGAATTTAGAATATTTGCTCGATGTCCAGGGCTGCTCATCCATGCCGCTACGACATCATCAACATCGGCTTGACCCATTGCAATATTCTCACAGCGATTTGCACAATGAATCATTGAATGGTTATTGGCCATCCACCCACAATGTTGCCTCGCATTGTGAAGTACCGTAATATCGAGAATTAAAGCTCTAAGGCCATATTTCTCTCTGATGGCATTGATGGTGTTGAGCAGCTTATTCTCGTGCTCATATACTGGGGACTTATCGATTGGTGCATTTGATGAGGCGGTAGTACTGCCACTGCCTGAGTTATTATGATGGAAAAGGTGACGACCACGAGCAAACGCTGCGTCAGTTGATAATGATACAATCACACACATACACATAATCCACTTCATAATCAACTCCTTTTTGATGGGAAAACGACTGGCTTAAATATCGGTGACTCGTTGATATTGTGGTTCTACCGGATTATCAGTAGAACCGAATCCCTTACTACCACGCTCGGTCTCATCGAGGGTGTTTACTTCAACGATTGACACTTCTGGAACTGGTAACACTAGCCCCTGGATTATCTTGTCGCTCGGTTGTATAAACTGAGTATCATCACTCAGGTTGACAAGACAAACCAATATTTCTCCACGGTACGTACAATCTATCACACCGGCAAGCCGGTGAATATTTCTCTTTGCACCCATTCCAGATCTATCAAATAAAACAACACAATACCCCTCATCAATCGCTGCTGCCAATCCGGTGTGAAAAACATAACTTTCGCCTGGTGCAAGTTGAGCATAATCAACTGTTGTTATATCAATACCAGCCTCTAATGCCCCAGCCTTCACAGGAATCTTGGCGTCTGGTCGCAGCTTTTGGAATTTAATTTGCATAACTTATCAAATACATCTACAGTTAAGGTATTATAAAATCATGACCACAAAACACTGTGAAGATTGCGGTGAAATAATCCCGGTTGAGCGTCTTGAAGTTCTGCCAAACACTAAATACTGCGTTAAGTGCTCTATCTCACATCCTCTACCTGATCCTGATCCTAATATTTTATGTGCTAGAGCAAGCTTGTCGTCTCAGAACGGGTTTAGTCCTAAGGATTGACAAATCATTCTCTATTAAATATATAATAACCACACTATATAGGGATGATGATGGATATTAATAGAGAGCTTGATACGATTTTCGAAGACGGCAGATTTAATCGAATCAGAAGTCTGTTCAAGAAGAAAAAAGAATCTACCGGACCTCAATCTAAACCGGAGGCTGAAAAGGGTTTCTTCGGTGCTTCTGATCGCCGCAGTTTCTTAAAGAAAACAGGTAAAGCTGCTACTGGCGCGATATTGCCACTTCAGCACCTCGGCCTTAATCCGGTCACTATCAAGGCGGTTACAGATACGTTATCAGGGCATATATCTAACCGCCCGATTACAGCTGAAATTAAAAAGCGATGGTCGCCACGACCGACCGGTGTCCCTATGATAGACAACGGTTTGTTAAACCTGCAAAATATGTGGCATCAAATTACTAGATTAACAGATAATCCTATTGAGATGCTATGTGGATATGGCTTCAGAAGTAAAATCTCGCCAAATCTTGTCGCCTCTATTGTTCAACAAATAGCAAAGGGTAGCGGCAATAAAATAAAAATCGGTAATGAGCAATTCACAATCAGCGATAATCTCAAACTAAGCCAAGGCAATGTTGTAGGAAGCATTGCTAATGAGATTAACGCAATCAAATTATCGTGGTCAGAAGAAGGAAAAGAAAATGATAGAGAACATTATAATCATATATTAAGATATTATGAAAATCGCCTCGCAAAAGCAGAAGAATTATCTAAAACAGCAAAATATGATTTCTATCTTAATTCTGAAGGTGGTACCAGGATACATATAACCGATCTGCCTGCGGAATTAAGTTGTGATGTTGGAGGTTCCGATTTAACACAATGTGGTAAAGACTTCTCAAAAGCTGTGTTGGCATGGTGGGATAGAAGTAATACTCCTTTTACTATTAGTAAAAGAGCCGCTGAATATCTTGATAAGATGGGTGCAAAGCCAAAGCAATTTAATACTTGGGAAGAATATGCAGAAGCGGCACGCAAGTCTGAAAAAGATATGATGTCACGGCAAAAAGAGTTTTCTGGTTCTGATGAGGAACCAGAGGAAGTGAGACACTCTCCAGACTCTATGGAGACGATGAGAGGGACTAGTTTGCAATATCCTTATGATGAAAGCTTCGATAGGAAACTCAACAAAGTTTTATTCAATGAGTAGATAGCGACAAATATTGAACTTCACAAAAGAGCGATCTGAATTAAAGTTCAATAAGTAGATAGACGTATTAAAATAACACTCGAACCCAGTGATTTGATCGGGAAACCGGATAATCACGACAAAAACACTCGACACACTCGACACACTCGACACACTCGAACCCAGTGATTTGATCGGGAAACCGGATAATCACGACAAAAACACTCGACATTTCTCACATTAGACCGCAGTCACACTTCGGTGTGATAGGTTAGCCGAGCTCATTTCACATTGCTGCCGCAGTCACCTTCCCAGTGACCTAATCGACACTGGGAAGGTGATAGGTAGATCCTTTCGTGGTGTCCAGCGTGTTCTCCGTCATCAAGATTGGTTCATTGAGTGTGTGTCTACATAATGGCATTGGTTATGTTGCGTCGGTGCTTTTCCACTAAAAAGAACCGAGATGATGAAAACCGGTTTAAAAACTCACCGGTAATTGTAACATCAATACGGAAGGCAGTAGTGCCTTCTACAGGGTGATGTGAATTGATGAACTGAAACAGCAGACTTTGGTTTAATTTCCAAAGTTGTCCAGGCAACGAGCAAGTAGTTGATCTTGCAATCCCGGCTGCGTCCTTGGTCCAAACGTGATAGTTTGAATTGCTGGTATAAAGTTCATTGAACAATTTGCAAATTTCAAATTTTATGTAGACTCCGGCCATTTACGCTTTTCTCCTTGCTATCACAGGGGAAGCCGGGTTCGTATTCAATTTAATATCATGAAGGAAAGAATAATTAAGAAAAAGGATTTTAAAACACCCAAGAGTAGATAATGAAAAGAACCAAACATAATAAAAATGATGAAAATAGCAAAAGTAGTAGATCAATATGGGTGGGCCTATTACTTTCTCGACAAAGAACAGCAGAGATATTCAAAACACGAAATAGTAATATTTAGGCATAATGAAGTTAATTTGGATGGGCTTGATGCAGTTTATATTCATGGCCCAGACATTTCACCAGAAGCATTAGAATTATGTCTAAAAGCTAAAGAAAAGAATATAAAAGTCATCGGTGGACATGCTGGTCCTGTTGCAAATCTGCAACCATACCCATATCTTGATTTAGCAGTTGGAATTTCACCTCAGACATTCCAATTCTGTAAAGAACATTATTCATGTCCAGCTATCTTCTTGCCAGAAGGTATAGATACTGAATTTTTCAAGCCACTAAGGAGGACAAACCAAGTTTCGACTATGATTGGGAGATGGAAATATCGTAATGAGCATCTCCCAATTCCTTCACTATCGAAAAAGGGTGGCAGATATGTTCAAAATATGATTGTTGGTTGGGCTGGGCGAAGAGATGATGTTAAAAGAATGCATCTACTCGATCAACTAGATTTCAAAATAGAGATACAATCACAACATAGCAAGCAATTTTTTGTAGAACGAACTCTCGATCACATGCTGCGGTTTTATAACGCTATCGATGTTCTTGTTATGACAAGCCTAAGCGAATGTATGCCCAGGGTCGTACTAGAGGCATGTGCTTGTGGAATTCCTGTTGTATGCACTGATGTTGGTTCAATCAGGATGATATTGGATAATGATTGGATTGTTCCAGTCAATCCAGAAAATGTAGTTGTAAATGAAATGAATAAACGACTACATACGTTAGAAACTCTAGCGTTTAGGAAGAAAGTTGGATCAGAAAATAGGCAAAGAATTGAAAAAATGTTAAGTTGGAAAGTTATATCGCCGTATTGGGATACAGCTTTTAATGCAGCTATTGAGGGTAATATTGGTGTTATTGATGCCATAAATCGACATTTTGGGAGATAGTAATGGATATATCGAATTTAGTGACAGCATTCGTTATAAGTTCTGGTTCAAACCCAAATTATAAATCGTGTTTAGAAGCTCTAAATAATCAAACGGCCAAAGTCACTATCGATATAATTAAAGACTATAGCCCAATGTCGGTAGCTTTTCAACAAATGCTCGTCAGATGTAAAACACCATATTATATTGAAGTCGATGAAGATATGGTGTTAAATCCTGATGCAATAGAGATAATGTATAATACAATTATTGAAACAGATGCAAAGTGTTCAATGGTCGCATTTCAGTTACTTGATGTCCATATCGATTTTATAATCTATGGAATCAAGATATACAAATATGATATTTTCAAAAACTACCCATATAATCTCGAAAACATGTCGTGTGAAGTAGAACAGCTCGAAAGAATGAAAGCTGATGGCTATACCTATAAACTGGCGCTTCAAGTCGTCGGTAAACACTCGCCGTTATGGAATAAAGAACTTATTTTTGAAAGATACTTGAACTTGATGGAGAAGTTCAAGGAGTTTGGATATGTTTGGTTAGAAGATCTTCCGAGAAAATTATTTACAATTTTCAAGAAAGATCCATCCGAATTAAACTTATTTGCTCTCCTTGGTGCATACACAAGTGTTGCAAGTACAGAAAAACTACAATTGGGCGAAAAGAATTTCACAAAGAAGCGACAGCAATTTCACGCAATGCAAAGTTTTATAGAACAACCAACATCTGCTACACTATATATTACTAACAAATGTAATCTCAAATGTGATTTCTGTTGGAGACAACATAAGGACTTAGAAGACTTTCCGGATATGACTACTGGTGTTGTGGACGATTTATTATTTAGATTCCCATCTATCCAATCATTGTGTGTCTGCGGTTTTGGAGAACCTTTTCTATGTGAAAACTTAACAGCGATAATGCAATATATTAAGAAGCCAGTATCACAATGGCACTCTTATAATAAGAATCTTTACGCTGGCCTTATTACAAACGGAACATTAGTAACTGAAAAATTACCACAATTGCGTGATAAAGGCTGTTTACCTGATTATTTATCAGTCAGCTTAAACGCATCGAATGCAACAGAATTCAAACAAATAACTGGTCATGATTTATTCGCACAGGTGCTGTCTGGTGTGAAAACAAGCGTCGATACAGGAATACCAACATATTTATCTCGCGTCTGCGATAAACAGAATCTAAATGGTGTTCGAGAGTTTTTGCGATTAGCTAAATCTCTTGGCGTTAAGGGTGTTCATCTCCATAATTTATTACCACATTTTGATGATGACAAAAATACGAAATTCTGGGATATGGTTCTTACTAAAGATGATCATTTTCTTATAGAAGAAATTGCAAACCTGCCAGAAGCAGACATCATAGAAACATACCCCGTCTTAATCGCCAAAGACGAAGTCATGAAAAAATGTCAATTCCCATGGAAGACTATTGGTATAAATGGGAATAGATCAATAACGATTTGCAACAGTGTCGCACCACCACGGAAAGAAAATGGATTGATTACAGATAGTATAGTATGGCATAATGCATACTGCAATCAATTCAGAGAAGTAAAAATTAACGAACAATGTGAAGCCTGCAAGAAATGCTTCCGGAACTGGCAATGAAGAATGGCAAAGAAATTTCCACCATTGATAATCGTCGATGATAAACAGAAATGGGCTCACGTTTCGATACCGAAATGTGCATGTAGCTCCATCCGTCGTGCTTTAGAGAAGCACTTTAAATTGGAACCGGTCGAAAAGTACGAAATGGTGCATAACCGCACATGGCCCCACGTGGAATCGATGAAATGGATAGCAAGCCTTGATGATAGTTGGTATACTTGGGCTATCGTTCGCAACCCTTTTGATAGGCTTGTATCAGTCTGGCAAGAAAAATGCTGCGTGTCGGAAGCAAAACCGTGTCTCGGGCCTCAACTTAAGCGGTTGGTCGGTAAGTCTTTTGACGTGTTTTGCCGCAATATATGCGACCTCGTGCAAAGTCCGCCAGAAGATGAAATATTAGATACTCACATTACTCCCATGTCGCATTTCCTATTATATAACGGGGAATGCGTAGCGAAAGTCATACGAGAGATGTATGAGGCAGACTCTTTCTGGCTCGAATTGCAAAAACGGTACAGGTTTCCTGACTTAGAACATTTGAATATTAGTATACATAAACCATCAGGTTGTTATTATACACCAGAATTACGACGCCTTGTGGAAGAAGCATATCGTAATGATTTACAATTATGGTGGAGCAGTACAAAATCGTCATGATTAGTCAGGATTAGAAAATGAAAACAATGCACAAAATTACGTCAGAGGAATTATTAGACCACATGGCGTGGTCTGGCTTGTGGACGGATCACCCAGAGTTTGATAGCAAATTGCGGATTTCAATTTCTAAACGGCAAGGTGTTAGTGCTTATAAAAATAAATTATTAAAATCTGATAACCCCTGCGAAAGTAACTCTGAAGAATTTAAAGATTGGAATTCTGGGTGGGATACGTGCAATCATATGGAAGAAAGTTGGAAAACATTTTTTGATAAAGAGTTAAAAGATGATTTACACGACATATTGTAAACCGCCAGTGAAAACATGATATATACATCGACTTATGTCGGTTGGTACGGTTTCATAAATAACCCAAAAGTAATGAATGTATCGTTTGATATCAAACCAACAATAGAAGATTGGCTTGTGGTTTGGCAGCCAGTAACGCAGGATGAGCTTGATAAGGTAATGGCTGTCATCAACAAATTTGAATATTCTAAGAGAGTCCTGATACATTACGAAGGAAGATATAAAAGACCTCATGGGTACGGTGTTAGATACCAACAACAATTTGGAAGAATATATACAAATTGCTCTACAGATGTTGATGGCAATACAGTAAAATATTTTCCAGTGCCCGTATGGGTCAAACCAATCACAACAATAACTAAGAGAGAACAATTAATATGCTCTGTCGTAACGAATCGCAGCCACGACAGAGAACCAAGATGCCAAATTACTCGCAGATTACAAAATCTTGGAATGGATGTTTATGGTATTAATGATAAACCAATATTGGGAGACACTCCAACTTCTAGGAGTTACGCTGCGAAACTGATGACCATGTCTCAATACAAGTTCGCTTTTGCTTGTGAAAATCAATTAGATTTAGGACATCTCACAGAAAAACCCTTTGATGCCATATCTGCTGGGTGCATTTTAGTCTATCTTGGCCCTTTAGATGCTTCACTATTTATCCCTGAAAATTGTTATATTAATTATCGTGATTTTTGGTCTGAATTGGAATTGATGGCACATATCAAAAACATGTCTTGCGATGAGATAGGCAAGTATCAATCAGCAATATCGCAAGCACGCGACACGTTAATTAATATGAGAACATTTGAATCGTGTGTTAGGTACGTTTGTAAAGATTTGGGATTTGATTGTGAATCACCATATCACGCTCAATTAGTTGAGTTGACCAATTCTGTAGCCAGCAAGAACACTATATGATAGGTGGCCCAATATGAAATTACATTTGGGATGCGGTAAAACTTTCATTCCTGGATATTACCACATTGACGTAATTGAATTTCCGCATGTTAATATGATTCACAGTGTTGAATCTCTACCCATGATTCAAGACGAATCTTGCGACGTGGTATATGCATGCCATATATTAGAACACTTCCATAAGAAACAGATTTTACCAGTCCTAAAGGAATGGTTAAGGGTTTTGAAGAGAGGCGGTACTTTAAGAATATCTGTGCCGGATGTGGAGGCACTGCTAACAGTTTACAAACAAACACACGATTTGAATTTGATTATTGGGCCTCTTTTTGGTAGAGGCAATTATTTATATAACATCCATTACACAGCTTTCGATTTTCAAACATTATCTGCCGTTTTATTAGAAGCTGGTGCGACTGGAATCGTTAGGTATGATTGGAGAACAACAGAGCACGCTGCTATCGATGACTATAGTCAGGCATATATGCCACATATGGACAAAGAGAATGGCACTTTAATTAGTTTGAATGTAGAAGCCTTCAAAAAGGATATTTAAATTGAACGTTTATGGAGTTACTTTCGACCCGATAACAAATCAACTAGTGTTAGATAAACATGACTGCGGATTACTATCAAATGCTTCTGTGACTTTTAATGGCCTTCTTCAAGCACACAAGCTCACATCAGACCCCATACAAATAAAGTGGCCTCGCACAAGCGTTTGGAATAAGGACGACAGAGAAGACAGAAATGTGTTTGAATTATATTTTAAGGCCAATCAAAACAAACAACCACCAAGCGTTAACCATGATGTTTATTTTTATTGTAGTATTGGTGATTGTGGGAAGTTTGATTTTCAACATTTATCATCTTTCAGAGATTTCTATTTTGGATTCTCAAATGAAGTGCTTCAAACAGAACAACACTTCTTGAAAAAATACACTATTGAGCCAGAAAAAACAATAGCTGTTCTGTATAGGGGCACTGACAAGATATTGGAAGTACCAAGGGTCCACCCTCGTTTTTATTTGAACGCTATTAAAGATCTACCACAAGATCACAAAGTTTTATTACAAACCGACCAAATTCAGATACTCAAATATTTTCAACAAGTATTAGGTAATCGGCTAGTATATATCGATGAAATGCCGATGACAGATAACGACAATGTGATGCATCAACAGACAGGTATTTGCAATTATGTGTTGGGATTGAATTATTTAGCGGCTATCTCAATTATGAGCAAATGCGCTCATGTCGTTTTTGATACAAATAATGCGGGGTTGTGGATTTGCATTCTTAGGGGAAATTTACGAAACACCTGCCAAATCTTTGCGGAGGTTAAAACTTGGAAACATTAAGAGCCTTATATATTGATCTCTTAAAGAAATCCCTGATGGATATTGGTGTATATACCGAGATCCATGAAGCTGCTACAAATGGGACCTACTGGCCTACTAGAGCTTTCACAATGATAGGTCTTAAGAGATTAAATAATTTACAGCTATGTATAGAGGACGTTATTAAAAATAAAATTGTTGGTGATTTTATCGAGACAGGAGTTTGGCGAGGCGGGTCAGTTATATTCATGCAGGGTATGCTAAAAGCTTACCAAGAGAATCGGCAAGTGTTTGTTGCGGATTCTTTTCAAGGAGTGCCACCGCCAAACGTTGAAAAATATCCGATAGATAAAGCAAGTACCCTTCATGAAGTTGCATTATTAAAAGTAACAAGAGAACAAGTTGAAAAGAATTTCAAGGTTTATAATCTACTTGATTCCAATATTGTTTTCTTAGAGGGTTGGTTCGAGGACACTTTGAATACTGACTTAATTACAAAGCTAGCCATATTAAGGTTGGATGGTGATCTATACGAATCCACTATGGACTCTTTGAAAGCTCTATATCACAAAGTGTCTAAAGGAGGTTATATCATTGTCGACGATTATGCATCTTTAGCTTGTAAAACGGCTGTGATTGAATTTCGATCAAGAAATAAAATTACAAATCCTATTATAGCCATTGATTCATGGGGAGTTTACTGGAAAAATGAATAGAACAGACATTATCAACTTTTATGTCGATAAATTCGTTGAGTGTGCTTATTTGGAAGTTGGCGTAGGAAATTTATCAGCAAACTTCACTAAGATAAGAGCTGCCAATAAATTCTGTGTAGATCCTTGCACGCAAGGCGCTACATACAAGATGAAATCAAATGATTTCTTTCTCAACAACCAGAGAAAATATGATGTTATTTTTATTGATGGTGACCATAGAGCCATCCAGGTTATTGAAGATATTCGCAATGCTCTTAAATTTATTACACAACGTGGGATCATTTTGTTACACGATTGCAATCCTCTACTAGAGACACACCAGAGAGATGAAATTGTTGAAGCACATTGGAATGGATCGGTATGGAAAGCGATTCTTTTCTACAGAATGACAGAACCAAATATAAGCATTCAAACTGTGAATATTGACGAAGGGATAGGTATCATTAAGCCCTTTGCGCAACAACAACTTTTCACACCGAGGTTATCAGTCTCACTTGATCCAAATGAATTTTGTACATTTTTTACTTTCGATTTCTTACATGAACATAGACAGAATATTTTAAATCTTTTGACTGTCGAAGAATGGAGAGCGATGGAAAGTAATGGATAATTATAAAGTTGCAAATTTGGGCTGCGATCCATGGAGTGAGGGGCTAAAATCCCAGATTCTTGAATTTCCACACTATAAAACAGCCAAAATATGGATTGAGAATATAAATATTGATATGGAAGAGACACCATATTATCAATGGCTAAAAAACGAACTAGATGCTAATGGTAGTGTCTGGAATGGAATATTGAATAATAAAAGTGATATTATAAGACAGTATGACAATTTCAAACACTTGTTCTGGATGGCACCAAGTTTTGTAGAACATGAGATAATGAATCGTGTTGTAAATGGAGTCATGCATTATTTTGGTCCCATTTGTATAAAAATCGAAGATGATGGTGCTATGTCCATTTGGGATGGTATGCACAGAATATCAATCTTATTCGCACTTAATTATCCTATTAAATTCACAATTTGCGAACGACAAACTAAATGGCAAAAAATTGTAGATGATTTAAAGCAATTATATCCAACCATAATGTATCAAGCTATACCACATCCAGATTTTGAAGATTGGAACTATTGCAATAACGACGAGAAAGAATCGAACATTAAGAACATCATTGAAGAGCATAATATTAAATCGGTTCTCGATCTTGGCAGTTGTCATGGTCATGTTCTTTATAGTATAAGAGAATTACTTAAATCAGCAGCGGGCGTGGAATATAATCAAATCAGATATCGTATGTTGAAGCTATTGTTCGATAAAATTGGATTTGCAGCATATAACGATAACTTCTTCAATGTCGTAGAGAAATATCAGGGTAATGTTGATTGCGTTTTCGCTTTAGCTGTATTCCATCATTTTTCCAAAGAAAATCCGTTAGAGAAATTTGAGAATCTGTTAGATCATATAAGAAAAATATCAAGCACACTACTCTATGAACTACCTGAGCCATGCGAAACGCAGTACGACTGGATGTATAAAGATGTAGATATGCACAGTCTTATTCAATCGAGATACAAAAACAAACTCGTTGTTCAGATGCAACAAAGGAAGCTTATACTACTACAAGCATAAAGATGGATGTATTAAATAAAAAGCTATCTCAAACTGTAATAAATTGAGCACGAGAAAATGATTGATCTTGAATCTGTTGCTGTCGAAGGCTTCATGAGTTGGGGGCCATACCAATCAACGATTAAGCTGTCCAATATGGAGCAATGCTTTATTATTGGTAACGTCTTCGATAAAACAGGCTCCAGCGGACACTATGGCCGATCCAACGGTGCTGGCAAATCTTCATTGATGCAAGCCATATTATGGTGTTTATCTGGCAGCACTGTTTACAACCTAAAACCTGGCGATAAAGTATTAAATTGGTTCTCGTCGGGCAATGCTAGAGTTACGCTCAGATTCAAGAATGGCGATGAAGTAACTCGTGTTAGAACGCGATCGGGAGATACAGAGCTTTTATTCAGACGTGGTACACAAGAAATTATCAATTGCACTCTATCGACTACTAGTAATCAACAACGATTATTAAACAAAGAGCTAAGCTTTGATTATGGTTTATTTTGTGGTTCTGTGTTCTTCTCTCAATATCGTCAGCCGTGGCTTGCCATGCAAGACCAAACAAGACGCCAAGCTTTTGAACGTATAATGGGAATCGACCGTTTGTCGATTTATGCAGAGGTTGCAAAAGCAAGATATGATAGAGTGCTACAAGAACAAGAAAAACGTAAGATAAAAATAGAGGGATCAAACACTAACATCGCTAATATGATGCAACAGCTTGTACTTGCTCAAAGCTCATCAGAAACATTCGAGACAAGTCGTAGTGAACGTCATGCAGCAAAACTAAAACATTTAGCTGAATATGAAGAACAAGCGCGTCAATTTACTCAAATAGATATAACTGCCTTGACCCAGAAATGGAGCATAGTTGACAAAATCAATGCTAAAATAATAGAAATTCAATCTCAGATAACCGAAGCCGACTCTGGTATATCCAATGCTGAGAATGTGAAGCTGAATGCAATTATACGCCTTAGACAAGAAGCACAAACCACAAAAGATACCGTATCAAAATCATCTGGTGTTGAAGAGGCATCAATACAAAATACGTGTGATAGCGCAACTAAAAAGAAAGAAGATGAAATCGACGTAATCGACAAGAAGATATTAGCTATCCGCACTAAAGTATCGGAGCAGAATGGCATCGTAAACTCACAAGACGCCATTATTAAACGATGGTTGGATAAAGCTGGTAAGATATGTACAGAATGCGAGCGTGAACTTCCAGCAGATTATGCGAATAGTAAAATTGATGGCCCGAAATTTGTGAAGGGTACGGCAGAACGTAAGATATTAGAATTCCAGATTGTAATAGCTGAGCAAGAAGATAAGATTGCTAAAATCAGAAAACAAATTGAGAAAATAGAAACGGAGGCTGAAACAGCCATAGCAGCAGCTTCCGCAAAATCATCAGCAGCAATCGCTGCCATTGACAAGCAATTGACGGCATCGATCAATGTTGTTAACGAAACTGCTACAACAACCAAGACTGAATTGCAAACGAAGAAAACGCAACTAGAGAAACTCATTATAACTACCAGGACGAAATTAGCTACTGTGAAACCAGATCTTACTGTCAAAGAGGCTAACGCTAAGAACGCCCAACGGAATACAATCATCGACTCGATACGTCGCGCCAGAGAAGAGGCTGATAATATAGCGGCAGAGAAAAACACGCATATGACGCCCATTATACAATTAGGTCAAGACATCAAGAAGATGGAAGACCAGGTTAAAGTCGAAACAAAAGATCTAAACACTTACGATATTATTTTATCCCATCTGCAATATATCTATAAAGCTTACAGCGACCGCAGGAAAATCAAGAGCTATTTAATTAATCGCCATCAACCATATTTTAACTCTAGATTACATCATTATCTCGATTTATTTGGGCTAGATATCAAAGTATCTCTCACAGATTCGCTCGGCATTGAAAGTAATCTATGGGGATACGATTTCCAAAGCGGAGGAGAGCGAGGAAGAACAGATTTAGCCTTTATGTTTGCTGTGTTCGATTTACATCAGGGGATGCATGGACCGCAGAGTAATATCTTAATATTAGATGAACCAGAAAAAGCTCTAGATGAATATGGCCGTCAAATGCTAATAAGTGTAATCAAAGATGACCTAGCGACTAGATTTGAGTCAATTTTCATCATATCACACAGCGACTGCTTCCAAGATGTTTTCCCACATCAAATCACTGTCGAAAGAACTGACAGGTTCTCACATATTACCGATATCAGATAATAGGAGTGTTTGAATAATGGATAGCTCAGAGGGCCAATCGGCGTTGGTCGCCGAGCCACCTAGTTCTAAAACGCAATCTTTTCGCGAACGATATTTTCCAAACACGACCAATGAAGAATGGAATGATTGGCGTTGGCAGTTAAGCAATAAATATACGACGAAAGAGCAGATCGAGACTATAATTGATCTGAGCAGTAAAGAAAGTTCAGCTATGGTAAAACTCCATAGCTATGGTAGACTAGCGATTAATATTACACCATATTATCTCAGTCTAATATCACCGAACGAGCCAAATCAACCGCTTCGACGAACAATTGTACCAACCTTCGATGAATTTTACACATCGCCCGGTGAAACAGAAGATCCATTATCGGAAGACAGAGACACCCCAGTTCCGAAGCTTGTGCACCGATATGGTGATAGAGCTTTGCTTTTAGTAGCTGGCCAATGTGCTAGTTATTGTCGATATTGCACACGATCAAGATTGATTTGTGTACAAAATGCAAAACCAGCTACGCAATCGCAACTAAACGCAGCGATAGCTTACATCAGACAAAATACAAATATCAGGGATGTCATCGTATCTGGTGGCGATCCACTATTATTTAGAGACGGCAAGCTTGATTCAATTCTGTATGAACTGCGGCACATTCAGCACGTAGAAATTATCAGGATCGGTACAAAGGTACCCGTAGTACTGCCACAGCGAATTACACCAAAACTATGCAAAATGCTAAAGAAGTACCACCCACTTTTTATGAGTATCCATTTTACGCATCCAGACGAATGCACCCAGGAATGCGCTAAAGCTTGCTCGATGCTGGTAGATGCTGGGATACCACTCGGTTCGCAAACAGTACTACTGTCGGGCATCAACGACAGCGTCGAGACTATGAAGTTATTGATGCATCGACTACTGATGATGCGGGTAAGACCATATTACTTATATCAATGCGATCTAGTTACTGGCACAGCACACTTTAGGACTCCAATTTCGAAAGGCGTAGAAATTATTGAGGGGCTTCGTGGGCATACCTCAGGTTATGCCATTCCTACATTCGTGGTAGATGGCCCCGGTGGTGTCGGAAAAATACCAATACAACCAAATTATGTAATCAAACAAGATGAGACAGGATCTGTACTTCGAAATTTCTGTGGGCAGACTTGCCACTATCCCTGATAAAATATAATTTTATGGCTCAATTTACAGATAAACTACGAACTGCCCTGAATAATGATGTCGCCGAAAGACTTCTTGTCCGTTATTTTACTAGTAAGGGATTTGATAAGACGAAACTCGACCAATTAATTTATCCACCAATTATGCAGGATATGCAAATTGCTATATCCGAAATGTCAGATAAATTAGAAGTCGTACCGCATGTCAGAAACATTGATCCGCTTGGCGATACTGCTCGTTTGGGATGGAATTTATTCGTGCTTGGTAATCAGCGATGCTACTTGGGCGAGACATTCCATATGGGACTCAAACGTCTCACTCTTCAATTGCAGCATGGACAGATTTTATCAGAAGATATGTCAGCTACGAGGCAGACGACGCCCAGACGAGTCATTAAGTTTATTTCGAGAGTTTTTCAGAGCCATGAAGACGGCTATATTAATCTCACCCCACGTATAATTCCGCTGCCTTATCAACACCCGAGAGCATCAGGCTTAGGCATGGCTCAACAGTTTTGGAGCAAGCCTGGCGGACCTAAATGGTAATTACATGTCAGGCTCGACAGCCATACCATGTGCTATTAGTTGCACACCAATTATCTGCTGACATTGTTTAATGTCTTTTGGTGTGCATCCAAGAAATTTTGCCATCCGATTCTTGTGAGGGACGCCCTGATTTACTCGCGGCGTATCCGGATATTGTCTGACAAAATCTTGGTAGATTGGTCCAGTACCAAGTAGTAATTGAAAAACCGCTTGGCAATGCCCATCTGGTAAACAACGTTGCACATGAGTGATGATCTCATGTGTCTCAACAGTATTTGCACTATCTTCGAGCATGTGTTGATCCTCTAACTGTGAGATAACATCAATCGAATCACCGTCATCGCTGCGATGACCAACGACATTGTTCACAATTTGAACTTCTGAATTGACAGACGCAGAAAATTCAGTATAAGATGCTTGCCCCTGCATATCGCGTACCACTATATAATTAGAATTGATAGCGACTTCTCCATTAAGAGAAATTAAACGCTCCTTGATTTCCCAAAAACGAGGATAGAAATCTGATGGCGATAGCAACATTGGATCACACGTAATAGCATAACAAGAACAATCTATAGGGAATAATTTATTACGCTCCGGAACATCATGATAAATGTGAAAGGCTTTCAAGTCTGACAATAACAAATTAATAGAATCAGCAGCGGTTTTGTCAGTTGGTCCGAACAACCCTATTGTTCGTTTTTGATGTTTGGTTATTGGGTTTTCGAGCAGTATCTGTCTGAAATAATTCCAAATAAATGATCCAAAAAATTTCTTTAGCTGTTCTGGGTCATTAAGGATTCGTTCTGGGTCTTCTATTTTCGTCGCTCCACGGATAGCTTTGATACAACTTTTAATTAGCGGTGGAACTCTCCGCTCTCGTTGCAATCTATCGACGACGTATAAATATTCTTCCTGAGTTAGTGGATCGTCCACTAAGAAAATGCTATCGCACGGATCTGAAACCAAACAGCCATTACAAACAGGACAAAAATTAAAACATCTATTGAATTGCGTAATACGATTGCTTTGGCTGAGAAAAGAAGTGCTATGACATAGCGAGCATTCGAAATTATAGTCGGCGTGATATAGAAGGTGCACAAGCCCGCGCCAAACAGCTATTTGAAACTCTTCTTGTGCTGCATTTATGTTATCGTGATAATCAGCAGCAATTGTAGCTCCTAATTGATAAATAAACTCTTGCTTGTGCCCAGCAAGTACTTCATGCTCTCCCACAGTAACCATCAACTCTTCAATTCTGCTTCGCTGTTCTGGTGTCAGATTTTTCATCGTGACATTTGCGAGTGACCCACGCAAAAAGACCTCCGCCTGTTGTCTTACTTTGGCCATACAAACATTCCTTCGAGTGTATTAAAAACAGGGAAAACAAAAGGGAACTCTCAATGGCAAAATATTGCGATACGCAAGTATTAGAGCGTAATTGGTTCGAGTGGCTTGTTTCAAGTAATACACCAAGCATCGAATCTCTACGTGTAAAAGGCGTTTTGTGGACTCTCATAATAGGAATACTACCGGATAGTAAAATACTAGATCCATGTCATGAGACGCGATTGCACTACATTGCCAAGGATAACATCATTTTTTGTACAACGGGTGATATTGTCAACTGGTTTATGCCTGGTAATTTCACCAAAGAACAGCTTGAATTGAGAGGATATTATCTCGAACCGACAATGTCCCAAAGTTGGCAGGCTATGCTGCAAGACATCGCTAAAATGTGCAATGGTATAGCTAGCAAATTTAATCAGCAGTCTGCAGAAGAAACAAACAATCTTGCTAGCGAAGCACTCATCCAAGTCATCAGCAAGATTGCTCGCGGCAAATTGAAATATACGCCGGGAAGAGCACCCGTATTCAATTTGTTGACTACAACAATCCATCGTTGTATATATAGTATTTTGAGTAAAGAAACGAGACAAAAGAAGAATTTTGCCGCCTTTGCCGACAATCTTATCGAAAGCGGTAAAACCCACGCAAGCTATAATAGAACAGGTCTGAAATCTCGTGTCAAGATTGATCATTAAAGCTCTCTGAGATGCCGGAAAATATTAGTTATGAAATTAAATCTCAGAGTACGGCCAATCAATAATACTAAACGTGAAATAATTTTACCGCGAGCTGTTAGGCCGGTAATTAAGCAGCAGGTATCTGTAACCAAAGTATTGCGTGCAACGATGCAGGCGAAGTTGGCATCGCCGAAATCGCCAATACCCATCAATCGGCGGCCACCAGTAATGCCCAAAAGGGGAATCGCCGCCAAACCAACCAAATCACATAAGCCAACAGTTAAAGTAATAACTCGTGATCCACCGGAAGCTAGTGGCAGGAAATTACGAGAATTGCATAATTCCTGTGTCGGTCGAATTTTAGTCATCGTCGCTAATGGCCCGAGCGTTTTGGAAATAGATACAACCCAATTGCGCGATCTTCCGCGTGTCGATATGATGTCAATAAATAAGCCAGATATGCGAGTCTGGCCGACAAAATATTGGTTATTCTGTGATATTTCTCAATTGAAGCGTCATAACGACTTATGGTCGGCATATAATGGTTATATTTTCAATTCTACAATGATCACCGACTCTCGGCCAAACACAATCTTTGTTAAGAATATACCCGGTTTCGGATTCAGTACAGATCTGACCAGTGGCTTTCATATAGGTAGATCTTCTGTTTATGCCGCAATGCAGGTTGCTCTATGGCTTGGATATGATAAGATATATATCTTGGGTATTGATATGGGTGCTGTGCAGGTAGACGGCAAAGAGATGCTACACTTTTATGGTGTGAACCAAGATTGTACATCAGATAGTCGCAAAAAGAGATTCACAGAAGAAGCAAAATATTATGAAGATGCTGCACGCTCACTCCCCGTAGAAGTCAGAAAGAAATTTTACTTCTGTAGTGCTTACAATCAGTTCAGGTTTCTAGACCAATTCAATAGATTGGACCATAATAAAGTTATTGATGCAATTCGCAGCAGTACGTAGATAATTTATGTTAACACAAGAAGTAATATGCCCATATTGTAGCTCAGAATTTTCTGCTGCTGTATGGGTCGATAGTAGATGTGAAAAGTGTGGTGGGAATTATTATTGGTCGATGGAATCTAACACTAGTCTTACTGATAGTTGGCATGTTATTTCGTGGGACAGAGATAAGTCTATTTATGTAGCGACAACGTTGGCCAACTGGGAACAAGCCAGAGCATTTATAAATTTCTTCAAAAGTCTACAAATCCCAATAGCTTTCGACTGGACAGTATGGGGTGAAGAAATTGCTAATAACAAAACATCGAGAGATATTAATCCAGACTCATTGCAACAAAAAGCGTTATGTGAGTATGAAGGTGTATCGACAGCATCATATGTCCTAATAATAGTTCCTACTGGACGTGGTACGAACTTTGAATATGGTGTTGCTTACCAGCGCCTGAACGATGTCAATCCGCCAATTATTACGATTTTAGATGAAACAGAACCAGTGGAACCTGTGAGTTTTCATTATTTGCCGGGCGTCAAGAGAGTGAAATTTGTTAGTAATGCTATAGAAGATGTCTTAAAACACTTTGATATCGACATCAAAGATATAAATGTCGATTTAATTGCTTATGGCTTAGGGAGATAACAATGCTTGACCAGAATAAAATGCCGTCGAAGCCGGTAGTGCCGGAAGGTACGAAGCAGCAGAAGACATTTGCTGGTCCCCATGGCGGTGGTGTCGCTTACAACCAGTTATCGGTTGGTAATAACTTCGCTGTCCATAATCCAATTCCGGGACATACCCAGCAACAGAATGTTGAAATTAAGAAGCCAAAGTAATGGCATTTGTTAATGAGTTGTACTCTATTCGTGATCAGATAGCAATAGCGGCACAAAAAATCTATGATGATTGGATTCAAGACGACGAAGGAGTAGATGCTCAATTCGGTGGTGGCGGCATATGCGACGAAGTGCAGAGAGTTATGGCAGATGTGATATCATCTAACATTAATTGTGAATTAGAAGATGGTGGTTGGGAAGGTGACGACCACGCCAATCTAATCGTTTCTAGAGACGACGAGCGATATTTAATTGATATACCTGCACAAACTTATGAGTCTGGTGGTGGAATGAACTGGCAAAAGCTGCCAGATATTGTCATCACTCCAGACGATGTTATAATTGTTGCTATTTAATATTTCTTTTATTGTATGCTCGTGTTAGTATTGTTTCGGACTAATGTATGTATTTAAAATAATAACACCAAGGACACAAAATGCTATACTACATAAGCCAGAAGCTTGAATTAGACATAATGCAGGGGAGTGAATTAAACGAAGCTATGGAATTAGCTCACGTTTACAGAATGAATACGGTAATTGTTCATCCGGACTTGATTTTAGATGCCCAAGTACAACGTGTCAAAAGACAAGCAAAATACAAAATATTGACAACTGTTGACTGGCCGAAGGGTGATAAATCTGGAATATCTAAATTTCGCAGCATGTCAATTCATTCTTTGTCATGTGATGGATTTGAGATTGCTTTGGGAATCAAATCACAAGGCGAGACCAAAGCAGAAACATTAGCAATCACTAATTTCATTCGTACACAGTTACCACAAGTTCAAGAAATCAGGTTCATTCTAGGTTGTTTGTCTAGAGAACAAGCCGATATCGATAATTTATGTTTAGCTATTAAGGAGATTCCTGCGCCGAATTTATTGCGGACCGACATTAATCTTCGTTGTGCGCAAGCAAAAGCTAACATATCTGCACATAGTGCTTCACTAGCTGCAATACAAGCCAATATTAACAGACCGATAAAGCTATGTGGCAATATAAATTCAGCTAAAGTTATAGCGTCGTGCAAAGCTAGTCGGTATGGCGTAAGTTTAAAGCAGGCGCAGACTATTATCAAAGAGCTAAAAGAAAATCCAGATAAAATCCAAAAGATATTCAAATGATAGTTAGCAATATCGAAGTTGGAATTCTGGTACGCATTTATAATCAAGAACATATTTGGCATAATGAGATAGGGATTGTTCGCGAGATAGGGCCCGTATTCAGTAGAATTGAGTTGTTAGAAAAACTAATATGGATACCAAACCATTGGTTGGTAGAGGTCGAAACCAATGTAGGAGAATAAAATGGTCGAATTCGATATAATTAGCGAACTTGGAGACAACGCTGAGTTATTGACAAAATCTGACTTATGGTTGACTACAGTAGAGTCTAAGTTAAGACAGAATTTAACTATATTATTACACGATTTAGAACAGTTACAAACTGCCATCAGAATTAAACAGCGATTGCAACAAAATAATAGAGTTGCAGTCAAACGCCAAGTAAATCATGGTGGTATTGCTGATGAAGTGATTGAAATTCTCCCGTTATCGAAAGCAATTCAAGCAGCAAACAAAGTCAGCGACAACAAACAAATTAATGTGTGGCACGCAGACGGCTATGATATTCAAGCCGTATTAGTCTAAAATTAAATCACAGCAGTATTTGATAAAAGGGATTGAGGCAACAATGTTCAACAATACCGACACCAATTTCTGTTTTACACCGGGTAAATTGACAATCTTAATGGATGGAGGAGCAGGAAGTAGCGGTAAAGGCAAATTGGGAGCATTCGTTGCTGCCCATGCAGATAACTGGCAATTTGCTTGCAATACATTCGCTCCACAAGCTGGCCATTGGGTTAAAAATGATGACGGAAAATCATATTTCTATCAGACATTCAATAGTTGTGCTTGGATGTCTGACAAATATGAAAAGCTTTATATCGGCCCAGGATCAACTATCGAACTCGAAGCATTTTGGAGAGAAAAAGAACAAAATAATATCCCAGGATGTAAAATTGGTATAAGTCCGGTAACATCAATTTTACAAACGATTGATGGCAAATTCGAACGCGGCCTAATCGATTTCGACGGTAACAACCGCGTTATTTCTGATCACTCACTAGCAAAGACGGGGACAACTGCACATGGTTGTGGAGCTAATCGTGCTAGACGAGTACTGCGCAGGCCAGAAGCAAGATACGCCAGGGACATACCAGAACTTAGTGAATTCATTTGTGATGTACCTAATGAAATAATGGGGCGTCTAGAAGAAGGTCAAGCGGGTATGTTAGAATTGGCACAAGGGTTCCAACTATCATACATGCTACCAGAGTTCTTCCCATTTACGACATCTAGAAATTGTACTGTTGCAGCCGGACTTGACGATATGATGCTGCCGCCGATTTATGCTGGCAATGTTATATTGAATTACAGAACATTTCCAATTCGTATCAGTAGCTTGAAGTATATTGGCGAAGGCGGGAAGCATCTGACATTCGAAGAAATCAAAAAATACGAGATTGAAGGCAAATCATACGAGATTTTCAAAGGTAATTCTGGTCCTGGTTACAATGACCAAGAAGAAACGACATGGGAAGAAATCACAACCAATAGTGGCTCTCCCATCCCGATTATGGAGATGACAAGCGTAACCAAGCTGCCACGCAGAGTGTTCACATTTAGTCGCAAGAATGTCGAACAATCAATTCTGCACAACCGCACTAACGGTAAAACATTCATTGCTGTCAATTTCGTCAATTATCTTGACCACAGTTTGACAGGTATGCGAGCATCATTCAGTCCAGTTGATTTTTGGTCTAGTGATATGATTACAAAGTGGTTGGATCAAAACCTTTCCAATTTAGATACCGAAGTCATATTGCTTGGAACAGGTGAAAAGACGGACGATTACGTACTAATATCGACCACCTAAATATGAACATTAAACTAGCCGCTTATATGGATGAGGTTTGCGATGATCCAGATAAGTCTGGCGAGCTATTAACATCAAAAAACATAACCAATGTTTGTCTTCGTCGCGCTTGGTGCCGCGATATATCTAGTATGCCAGATAATGCAATTGGTATACTAGGCGGTATACTAACTAAATATAAGCTATCACCAATATTATTACATACAGATATAGGATGCGTCGAGCCAGAAAAATTATCTTCTGAAGAGCCAAAACTCATCAGAGCTATGCAGATATGTAAGTTTTTAAAATGTAAAACAATTTGTATAGGTTTTGGCGCTTCATCAGTAAAACCGTCTGGTGAGTATGTTCAACAATGGTTAGCAATCGCTTCAAGATTAAGTATCAACTACGACATGATACCATTGTTGGAGCCAAATACAAATTGTTATTACGATAAACCAGCATCACTTGCTATCGTTTTGAACAAATTTAAACGAGTAAGCCTATTATTTGACCCAGCATTATTTGTTATACGGTCGAAGACCAATCCATTCATCAAGTTTTGGTCGTTATTGAAATCAAGAGTTAGCTTCATTGACGTTCACGATTTTAAGAGCGGAGATTCTGCGAAGCCAGCTGGGTTTGGAGATGCTCAACTGGACATTTTGGTAGCGGACGCTATAGTTTCCAATTTTTCTGGATGGTTCTGTTTGGAGCCTGGCTTAGGCAGGCGATATGGAGAAGCGACAACAAAAGAAGAAACGTTTCTACGTGCTTTCGACGCTTGGGAAGCACTATTACAAAGAATACAATTACCAAAAATTTTGTAGGAAAGTTACTATGGCCATTAATATTTCAGAAGCACTCGTTCAGATGCGTAAAGCAGGCCCAAAATGTATCAGAACGATGCAAATGCCCGGACAAGACATCAACACCGGAGCCTATAAGATCGAAGTTTTAGAGGGCGGTCAATGGACGCCGATCTTGGAAGGACTGCCGAGAGCTACAGCAGAGAGCCTGATTAGTCAGGCAACGAACAGGGTGATTATGGAATAATGGGCTTACTTGATACAAGACTTATTTGGCTGCGTGAAAGACTTGCTAAAAAGTCAGCTACACCCAATCGTTTCGCTGAATTACTTGGTGTTTATGACCCGAGTGCAAGAGTTATAACAATATCGCTTGTAATTACAATAGATAGCACAGAATATAGAGTCATCAGATGTCATAAGTCTGTTAGTTTAAGACAAACCGATGATGAAATAACTGAATTGCGAAAACTGCACCGCAATATGATCAATTATATGGTACAAACTTATGGCGATGCGGAGTGGTCTGTTGTAATTAGAAAATTTTTGCAGTGGTCAACAAACCCAGTACACAAAGCAGTTATGCAGCGATGGAGTGGAACTTAGGATTCTTGGTCGGGAAGATTTTCGATCATAATTCCGAAGAACTTGTAATCACCATCGCCTCTATTATAGCTGCAATGATAGACCTCTCCAAATTTAGCACCAGCCTCCACGGCTTTATGCCTGGTGGGTGCTTTTATCCCTAGCCACAATCTGCAGGTAACAAGTCCCAACGGGTCGAGTTTGCCATCTTCCAGGTTGATACTAACATTCGATTTTAGTTCGACGCTTACCTCGAAGAAGCCATGCTCTTTGCACTTCCGATACCAGAATAGACTACATGCGTCTTCATAGCCATCTTTTTCGAACTCGCTCGCCCGCCCTTTTTTGGCGATATATTTCGAACCGCATTGACTGCACCATACGTTCTGGTGTGTCATATATGACTTACACCTATCACAAATGTAGTAGGTGTATATTTCTTCGTTTCTCGAATTGGGATGATAGAACGCCGCTGCCACCAGTTGTCTCTTCTTTTCTTCCGGTAGCCCCCTCTCTTCACCAGGGTCATATACCATGGCGATGTGTCCATATTTCGAACAAAGATTTGCTGCCTCTTCTCTGGACGTCGCTGTCACAGCCAGCTCGACCGTAAAAACGCCTCTCAAACCCAGCGACTCTATATTAGCGTCCTTTAGACGAACGACGACAGTATACTGAGACATAGTTGCTCCTATTAGCTTCCTGTAGTTATAGCACGACAAATAACTACAGTTAATCGAACATGGAATATTGGCTCTGAAATATCTATATGATATTTGTTACCACTTCTGAGCGTTCTTAGCAAAGACCGCTTGCTTCTTTGTCGCCTTTGAGGCTTTGCTGCCCGGCTTCAAGACCTGATTGGCGTAGCCAGCGACACTCTTTCCAGCCTTATCTGCTTTGGCCGTGAATTTACCCCTATTGGCCTTCTTGATAGTGCCAGTCTTCTTTTCTGACACTACTGGCACTTGATTAATAGTAATTTTCTGTTGTGCTGGAACACCAATAAAACCAGATCCAAGTAATACTGTTGGCTTATTCATGATTACGCTCGCTGTCCCGGTTTTAACACCGGTTTTGGACCATATTGCTCTCTAAATTCATCGAAATCTTTTGGATATGGCTTTGCTGGAAGCCTTCTCAAATCGATGTTCATTCCCATCCGTTTAGCTTTGGCTCGAATACGTCGTATCCAGTAGCCTTCGTCTTTGTCTTGGTTAGCCTGTTTACTGGCATCACGCATACATCGATTAATAAACATAGCCATATCATATTTCTTCGTCAATGGAGTAGATGGTATTGGTGGTTTTTTGTTAGTTGTTTTCTGCTTGCGATTAGTATTTATCGCATCTAATTGCTGCGATAATATAGAAATAGCTATTGTAGCGATTCTTCCGTTATTGCCCGAGCGTATCAATTCTGCGCCCTTATACACTCGCTTTTTAGGGTCGAGCATATCGAGTGCGTTAGATATAGTTTGACCTATTCCTTCTACACAAGTATATGTATCTCTGCTCTCATAAGCATAGTTAGATCTTCTGCGTGGCGTTGGAGTTGACCCAGCCTTATTGAATAAAATTTCAAACAGTTTGTCAACGTCTGTATTACCTGTGCGTTGTGCGTATAATGCTGCTAATCTATCTTTCGTATTTTCAAGGTCTCTATTAATTATAGGACCGATTTTGGCTTTAGCTTTAGCAATTAACATAGCACGCTCTTTTTTGGTTGCGCGTCCACCATGTTTCTTGTCTATGGCACTTATAGCTGACTGCCACCAATCATCAGCTTCGGATGAATCATCTAACAATGATGTATTGAGCTCTTTGGCCGCTTTAATATAATTCAATAAGCCAAGCTGCTCAACTACTTTATTGTGTCCAGCGATATATGTTTGGAACTTTGATATTCCATTTGCAATCAAGTCAGACAAAAGCCCCTCTATAATGGGGTATTGTCGATTTAACAATAATGCTTCGTCTAAACGGTTAATATTTACTAGTTTCATCCATCACCTTACCATACTAGATAGTGTAATTTAGCCATTCTGAAGTAATGATTGATTCAGAAACAGCTTTATGGTAAAATTTGGCAACGACGTATTTCAAACAATTATGGCAAAAGCTCTACGACTACTCAAAATTCCTTTTATCGTTATTGCTTACAATGCGAAAACGATATTTTCTTTCGACAACGAAGAGGGGATAAGCACACTACCAATTTTTATCGACGCCGAAAAAGCCGAAAAATTTCGCAGATATTTTGCAAGAAAATTCAAGCTGAAACTACAAATTTGTGTCGTCGATTCAGTAGAAAAGGGGCTGAATCTCATCGAATGTGCTTCTATGGTTTGCAAGACATTACAGAACGTTGTAATCGATCCGCCACCGCCATCATCAAAAGCAACACAACCACCATTAAGACCAATACAAACAGTAATTAATTCACTTCAGGGTCGCTATCGTCGTCAAAAGGCAAGTATTCGTCAGAGTCTTCATAAGAAATAGGAATCTTCGGTACAGGACGTATCTGATCAAGGGGCTCATCTAATGATATTTCCTCTTCTTCCACGTTGAGGTTTTTATCCATGCCAGCACCATATCCATCATACCCACCAAATCTGTCGGTAGTATCTAAAACAGGCGGATTTTACCGAACTTGTGTTGTTTTAGATTTATATACTATCGAACCAATAACCCCTGCACAACTATCACAGATAGAGGATCAGATCGGTTTGACAGTATCTAAGATGAAAACAATTCATAGTTCTGATGTAGTTGGGCCAAACAGGTTCACTACACAACTTCTGAATGCTTTACGGTTGGAATAATATTTAATAGTATTTAATTAATAGAAAGGAATAATATGCCGATTCGATTACTAACGTCTGAGGGAGGAGTTTCGGATGAACTTTTCGAGATAGTTGGTCCAGCAGACAGGAAAAATTGCATTTATGTATCTGATAGCGTCGGCAATCAAATGAGAGTACATAAAGAACGGGTTTTGCCACCAGACGCACTAGGGAAATTGGTCGCAGTCATGCACGGAAACAAATTGAAAACTGCATGCCCAATTTGTTCAAGGACATTGCCGGTTGAAGGAAATACTGCAGAATGTCCCGTCCACGGTAAACTTCAAATAACAAGTCACGAACACCTTAATCAGGACAATACGTCCAAAGCACTACAGGAAAACAAAATGTCCAAGACAGAAACAGTTACTATGGTAGATTTCGCGGTTGTTGCACAATATGGCGTTGAACTTTGGACGAAGCAACAGCTGAAATTCAGTGATCCGCATACGGATGTACAATCACACGTTTTGCTTGCTGATAATCCGGCACGCAAGCTATGCTTCAATACTTATAATGGAGCACTTGGCAAGAAGAAGACGAATACCGAAGATTCTTTTCTTGCACAATTACAGGCATTCAAGGACGGTATTGCGATCGAACCATTGGGCACATCAGTCTACCCTCTAAAAGGTACTCTTGATGACGCCCGAAAGAAGCTTAGAAAAACTGGTTATGCCTCTCCACTTTCAACGACAGCAGATGACAAGGCGGAATAGATTTCTATTTCTTCGAGGCTGGAAGATTTGTTCAGATCTCCCAGTCCTCATATTATGATTTGTGGAAATACCACAAACTACCAAAAACAAGGATTGTTTATATGTTGGTATTATCACGTAAGAGGGATGAGAGTATCGTTATCGGCGATGATATTACGATTGTCGTTGTTGATATACGAGGAGATAAAGTTCGTTTAGGGATTGAAGCTCCCAAGGATATTTCAGTTCATAGACGAGAGATATTCGATATAATTAAGGCAGAAGATGAGGACGCCAGAAGAAAACAAAACGCTAATAGCTCAAATGGATGATGACACTATTAAGCGGCGTGTCAAAGCACGTGAACAAGCACGCATCTTGATTGCTTTAATTACAGAAGAAGCCACAAACATCACATCCGATGCTATTGAATCATTCTGGGACGAAATCAGGCAATCTCTACCTCCAATAGATATACAATCTACATCAAACTTACCAATGACAGACGAGCAAGCCCGCATATTTGGGTTAACTCTGATGCCGTTTGGCGAATTCAAAGGTCAGGCTATACGTGACGTACCGATGGGCAGACTTGAATGGTATAGCGATTCACAATTCCAGAAGCAGTTAGTACGTTATCTAAACAGCCCGAAAATAAAGCAAAAAAGAGATCTTGACGACTTTGCCGACTAGCAAAGATATGACATGATTCATGTCATAGGTGATAGTCATGTTTGCTTTTTTAATGGTGCTGACGGAATCACAGATCTATATCCATATGCCCACAGTAATCCGCCATTCTTAACATATCGTATAGGTGCCGCTCTAGCTTATAACGTCTGCAAGGCATATTCAACTTGTGGTACTAAAGAAGCCATAGAAGCAATTGCTTCAAAAATCTCTGCATCTGACAGTATATTGCTCAGCTTTGGAGAAATCGATTGTAGATACCACATAAAACATCAATCGGTTAAACAAAACACACGAGTACAAAATATTATAAACGATTGCGTTGAACGATATATCACAGCCATTCAGCCGATGTGTCATAAGCATAAAATTGGAGTTTGGGGGCCAGTGGCAACAACTCACTGGCCTGTGGAAAACTCATCGCATGAATGTATGGTAGAAGGTAGTCATGAGGAGCGAAACGAGATTACTAGATTATTTAACGAACAGTTGAAAATACGCAGCACAGAAACCGGGGTAAAGTTTTTCAGTGTCTTCGAGCAGCTGTTATGTCCAGATGGTACAACCAATCAATATTATTATGCCGATTATATCCATTTGGGCAAGGTGGCGACATCGTTAATGCTACAAACTGGACTTGTGGAAGCTATGAGTTGAGCCGCCAATTCTCCCACACAAAATCATAATCGTATGTCAATCGATGTGTTTGTTGTAGGCGAGCCCTAATACCATTACGCTTCTCTGCAGCATTAACAACAAATTGATGAAATTGGACTTGTATATCTTCTATACGGTTAACAATTGCGCTGTCGATTAAGTAATCGAGCAGATCATATTCTGCACCCTCTATGTTGATCTTCATAAGACGTATTCGCGACAGCGTATGCTCGCGAATAACGTCATCAATCGACATGATCTTAATAGATTCTTGATAGCCAGATTGTATCATAATGCTCGATGCATCACCGTTAACAGAGATGCTACACGAAGTATTGGACGGACCTATGCCAGCATGATAAACGTGTACGCTAGTACCGACAAGGGTCTGCTTCGCAATTTCATAATATGCAGCTATAGGCTCAAACGCTAATATCTTACAATGATAATGGTCATAGATTCTGCGGCTCCAAGCACCATGATATGCACCGCAGTCAATAACAATATCGTTTCTGCTTATATTGTAATTTAACCTTAATGTGTCGTCGCCACGATCAGCGGCCCAGCGATCAAAATCTGGCATTTTAATCCTTCAAGTGTAAGTCTGAAACATTTGAACGACAATTATGTCCATCTACCATTCTTGGCCAGTTGCCCTCGACAAAATCTACATCTTGCATACCAGTCCGTCCTTCAACCAATGGACTAAATGTACGGCCACTACCAAGAGCCCCAGCCCACCAACTAAAAGAGGAATTGGCACGCAACAATACGTTTGCGTTCATCAACAACATAAAATCTTCTAAAAAAGATATGCCGCTATCGATTAAGTCTTGGGTTGGTCGTTTGTTACCTTCTTGTACCCAGTTAATATGGTTAACATCAAATCCGAATTTTTTGCACGCTGTGATATATGAAGATTCACTAATTAAACAATAAATATTATCAAGCCCAATATAATCACCTCGTCTTACGTGAGCTGCGATAAGCGGGCGAGTTGTAAATCGATGTTCCCATTCACTTCGTAAACGGAGCCAACTTTTAAGCTTATGCCGCGACATAAAGTTTATTGCTGTTTGATTTTGAAAATATCCATTGAGTGTGATGTTGACTCTGCCGTTAGGAATTTCATCAAAACCAGCATTTGGCAATGTATGATCTGATAATGGGGTAGATAGTTCAAATATCTTTTGTCCTATCCAAGGCGGTGTCAACAAGACTGCTCCGTATGTTTCTGCATAAGCACGCGCGAAAGCATATTGAAAAAGTTGGTTGCCAAATCCGCCAGTAAATAATACA